TTGTGTTTCTAAAGGCGGAGATAATTTCAAAAGAGAAAAAGAATCGGGATTACACGGTTGGTTCTCAAGAAGAGGTGGAAATGGACAGAAAGGTTGGGTTTCTTGTCAATCATGTGAAGATGATAAAAAAGGAACAAAACCTTGTGGAAGGAAAGATGCTTCTAAAGGAACTAAACAAAGATGTAGGCCGACTTGTTCTGCTTGTAAAACATATAAAAGGAGGAAAGGAAAATGAATTGGCAAATTATTTTAAAGGAACTATCCTGTCCTAAAGCGACTCAAGATTTAAAACTCAATACTAAAAATAGAGACAGGGCTGTTAAAGAAAAACATATTCAATATGGGCCTCTTAATTTAGACGATGAAGATTATTGGGAGCGATATGCTAAACAATGGAATACTACTCCCGATGTTGCTAAAGAATCAAATTGTAGTAATTGTATTGCCTTTGATATATCTCCTAGAATGGATAAATGTATGCCCCTAACAACAGATGAAGATGGCCGTTTAGGTTATTGTTGGATGCATGATTTTAAATGTCATTCTGCTAGAACTTGTTATACATGGGCTAAGGGTGGCCCAATTGATGATGATAAAACTTCTAAAGAAAATCAGATGAGGGGAGAAAAATGAGTTGGAAAGGAATACTTAAAGCCGACTTAGAATCAAAGATTCTTAATGAGATTGAGAAAGAAGGCGGAGCGTTGGGAATGAAAAACCTAAAGCAGTTTGGTGAAGAAGCAGAAATTAAACAAACCCTATCTAAGTTAAGAAAGGAAGGTAAAATCTTTATGCACGAAGATGGAGATATTTACACCCATAATCCAGAAAGTATTGAGAAATTCTTTGGTAGAAATAAACAACCGCAGCAACTTACAAAAGATGGAGTTAATTTTACAGACCAAAGAGCATTAGATACATATAATCAAAATATAACAAAATACCCAAACATTACAAATATTTTAAGGGGAAAAACTGTAAATTCTTCTGTAATTGAAACTGCTATTGATAATGCAGCAAGAATGCAAACACAAAATCAACAACAAATACAATCATTTCAAAATCAACCAAAATCAAAAAGAAAACCAACTGAAAGGGATTTCCGAAGGCCAGCATATTGAGGTGATATAATGGAAGAATGGCAAAATATTCTTAAAAGAAAAAAGAAACCCTTCAAGGGCTATAATAAAAAGATTCACGCAAAAACTGGTGGATTAAGTGCAAAAGGTCGTGCTAAATTTAATAGAGAAACAGGTTCTAAATTAAAGCGTCCAGTCACTAAAAAGCCAAGTAAATTAAAACCAGGCGGTAAAGCAGCAAAGAGGCGTAAATCTTTTTGTGCAAGGTCAAGAGGATTTAAACGAGCAGATGGGACTTATAGCGAAAAAGCAAGAGCAGCCCGAAGAAGGTGGAATTGTTGAATACAAATTGGTCTTATGTTTATTTTACTTGTTGTTATTTTAGTGAAATAATTTATCCTTTTGGTTTTTGTAAAGAGTGTTGGATTAAACAAGGTAAGCCGATGGCTATGGATGGTTCAGCCGAAGGAGGAAGTATATATGAGTAAAAGAATGTCATGGAAAGAATTAAAGGATGGTATCTTAAATGATATACTTCCTAGAGATAGGAAAAAGTATGTAAGATTTACTAATTTAACTTCCATTAATAAAAAAATGGTTATTTATTATTTAAAGTCTGGATTCCAAAAGCCTGAAAGAAGGGCTTTATTTTTAAAGGGCATTTTAGAAGAAATGCTTCGTTCAAGTAATGCAAGGTATGATATTGAAGATGGCGGTAATCAATAACCGAAGCGTTCATAGGCGAGAATAGCGTAGGGTAAAAACAGGGGGTGCTGTATATGGTTGAAGAAAAAAGAAGATTTAGTATAACTAACTTGTTTAGAAGGCAAACCCCTAAACCTGCCGATAGAAAAGTTTACAACATGGGTATTCAGGAAAGAGAAACCAATCACATGATGACTGGCCCAATTATCTATAATATTGTTAATCAATCTGTTATTGCTAGAACCTGTATTACACAGTTAAAACAAGAAGTATTTAGAAGAGGATATGTTTGGGAGAAAGCATATGAAGCAAGGTGTAAAAGTTGTGGAAAAGAACATAAAAGACCTGTTCAAGAATGCGCTCGTTGTGCAAGTACCGAATTAGATGTTCCTGACCCAAAGCAATTAGAATATGCCGAGAAGTTTATTGAAGGATATGTTAATAAATCAGAACAACTGTTTATTGATGTTTTACAAGAACTTGAAGATGATTTAAACATAATGGATGATGCTTATATTGTTTTGGTTAAAGAATACTTTATTGATGGTAATGGTAAAATTAGAATGCATCGCATTAAAGAAGTTTATCGTGGCGACCCAGTAACAATGTTTATTTATAGCGATGAAAATGGACAAAGAGGAACAAAAGGTTTTACTTGTGTGAATCATCGTGGTATTATTCATAAAGACCCACATGAAAAATGTGAAATTTGTAATAGTAATTTATTCCCTATTCATTATGTTAATAGAGTAAATGGAGATGACCAGCACTTTTTGAAAGGAGAAGTGTTGCACTTTAGCAAATACAGTCCTTCTCGTCTTTATGGTATGTCTCCTGTTATTACTTTATTTAACAATATTATGACTCTTATTGCTATGGAGAATTATGTAAATCAATCCTACACAAAGAGCCGAATGCCGAGAGGTTTGCTTGCAGTTCAAACAAGAAACATGGACTCTATGCGGTCATTTTGGAGGTCGGTTAAAGAAAAGATGGAAGCCGACCCACACTTTATTCCAGTCATGGGAATTGAAGCGGAAGGTGGTAAAGGAGCAGTTGAATGGATTAAGTTCATGGACAGTCTCAAAGAAATGGATTATGTCTCCGTTAAGGATGATTTAAGAGATAGAATTTCTGCTTTCTATGGTGTAAGTAAAGTCTTTATGGCCGATAATACTACAAGCGGTGGATTAAACAATGAAGGTATGCAAATTCTCGTAACTAATAGAGCCGTTCAAAAAGCACAAACTGTGTACAATAATTACGTATTTCCTTTCCTTGTAAAACAATTTGGAATTACAGACTGGCATTTAAAACTACCACCAAGCGAAGAAGAGGACGAAATAGCCGTTCTTCGTAAGCGTGAGATTGAAGTCAATATTGCTGCATCAACAAAGAATTTAGGATTTGAAGTTGATATGGATGAAGATGGTCAATTTACTTTTAAGAAACCCGAACCTGAAACAACTCCCGAAGGTGGCGGAGAAGGAGAAGAACCAGTTGAAAAAGACCCTTATGCGGGAACAAACATTGATGCTTCACAAATGGGACAAATGCAAGAACAAGCCATGCAAGGCGGGAGCAAGCCACAGGCAAATCCAGCGACAACTAGAAATAAGCCTTCTATGAATGTAGCACCCGACAAGCGCATGACAGGACTACCCCTTGATGCGGGAAATCAAAACAATGACAAAAGAACAGAAAGAAGAGTTGGTTAAGATGGATTGGCGAGAATTAATTAGTAAAAGGAAACAAATTAAAGATAAGACTAGACAAAAGCCACAAACAAGATTGGCTGGTGGAAGTCCTTCTATGAAACCAAGAGGTAGAACAGATGAACCTACTTTTGATGCTATGTTCGGAGAAGAATTAGATGAATTGGCTGAAATGACAAGAGAAGATTTAATGGATGCCGTTATGGATAAAATCGGTCAAATGTCAAAACAAGAACTTATTCAAATTTTAGAAAGCACACAAGGAAATTTAATGGAGGCGACAGTATGAGCGAAGATTTAAACCAAAAGCAAAGAAGATTGACAAAGGAATTAGCGCAAGTTAAGGCTTTAACAGCGCAACAGAATAATAAGGTAAAAAAGAATCGTGATATGTCTGTGGGATTACCAGAAGATACCACGCATAAGGCTTTACCTACATCTTCCGATAACCCAGATGTTATTCTTTTACCTCCTAAGAAAAGAGGAAAGAAAGAAAATATTCCTTTTTGAGGTGATTAAATGTTTTATGAATTAGCCAAAGATAAGTCTTTATTAAATATTTTAAGGAAGGCTGATTTAGATGAAGAGACTTCTTCATTACTTAATGAAAGGGCTAATGTATCTATAATTAAAGCCTCTTTGGAGAAAAATATTACTCCTCAAAATATGATTAATTACCGCAAATACATTACAATTGCTAAGAATGAAGAAGATGATGCAAAGAGAAGGGCTGATGCAAAAAGAAGTCTTGAAGAAGGCGAAACTGATTTAACGACTGATGAAGAAGTTTATGCTGACCAAAATGAAAGACAATCAAGACTTGATGAAGCCGCTTATGGTGATGCAGTTAATAGACAATCTGAAGAAAAAGACGCTTATAAGTTCCTATCTCAATTAAACTATCAAAAGGATATTTTATTAGATATTGCTCAAAATGCAGATGTTCAAGTTGTTGAAGAAGAAGTAAGAGGTAGAAAAGTTAGAAAGACTGTTGTTAGGCAAGGAAGAAAAGACTATCTTAGATTAGGAGCAAGCGAAACAGAATCATCTACTTTATTATCCATTTTAACCATTTTAAAGAAAGCACCGAACTATTACAAAGAAAAATATGCTGGACTTTTAGTTGATGGAGTATTGACTGGAAAAGCATATAAAATTAGTAGGCAAGGAAAAGAAGAAGATAAAAGAGGAGAAGATATTGATGTTAATGGTCTTTTTGATATCTTAAATGGTATATTGCGTTTAACTTTTGAAGTTGAAGGAAAAGAACCTATTGATTTTTTAAGAGTTTTTGAATTATTACATATTCAAAAATATGGAAGGCAACCTAGAAATTTAGTTCCAAGAGGTCAAGTTAAGTCTGAAAGATTTAAAATGATGGAGAGAGCAAAGAAGCGTGGAGTTAATTTAGGAGATACTTCAAAATATGAGAGAGCATTAAGAAAAATTACTGCTATCCAAACAAATAATAGAGAAATTTCTTCAAGAAAGTTATTCCTTGATAATAAAATCAAAGGGCTAGAAGAAATTGCTAAAGATAAAGATAAAATAGTAGGTAAGAAAATTCAAAAGATTAACAGTTCTTTAAGAACTTTAATTAATTCTGGAAAAATAACTCGTGATAAGATGAAAACCTTAAGCGATACTATGAAAGATATGCAAAAGAATAAAGATAAATATATCAAAGAAGCAACTCTTGAATTAGAAAAAGAGATTGCTCAAGAAAAAAATAAATTAGAGAGACTTCGCACAGATATAGATGCATTTGATAAAGATGAAAATGTTGCTAAGTTTTCTAAGTTTTTAGGGATGTTTACAGAAACAGACCCAATAACCTCAGTTAAAAAGAAACTAACAAAGGGTATTAATTTATTAAGTTATTTAAGAAGATATTCAAATGGTATGGCTAAAATTACAAGAAAATCAGAAGGGGCTATTACACAAGGAATGAGAGAATTTATGTCCGAAAACCCCGATGTTGGTATAGTGGACGGTTTCTTTGAAGGATTCCCCACATTAAATGTTTCTATGATGGCTGATTTTGAAGAACTTTCTGAAAAATATACTGAAAAGTCTAATGAATTAGGACAGATAATTGAACAGATAGATTCTCTTATTACAGGGGGAGAAGAGTAATGACTTGGGATTTTTACGGAGATGGAGAAGATTTTATTCTAAAGGAAAAGAAACAGGAGCCTAAGAAACTCCTTGATTCATTAGATGCAAAGGGTAGAAAGAAACTAAAAAAGACTCTTCAAGCGGCTGAACCCACAGAATTTTTTGGTCAAGACTTTACAAAATTAGGCGAACTTATTTCTGTTCTTAGAGAATTAGACTTAACTAAATCAGACAAGAAGTTAAATAAGAAAATGAAGTCAATGGACGAAAGGAACATTGATATAGTGGCTACGGCTACCAAACTTCGTAAGGAATATGAACTTCTTTACAGACAACTAAGAGACTTAGTGCATCCAAAGGGAAAAGGGGATGAAAAGAAATGAGTTGGAAAGAAATACTAAAAGCAGGTTGCGGTTGCGGTTGTTCAGGTGATTTGAATAAAGCAAGAGGAATGAGCGCAAGAGGATTCAAGGGCGGAAGCAGAAGAAAACCCATGAGGGGAAGTAGTTTAGATGCTTCAAGTTATCTTGCTTGTATTGACCGTTTAAACGCACAATTTGGAAGAGGCGGAATGTCTGAAGAAGATTATGCTAAAGCAAGAGAAAGATGCAAAGAAAAGTTTGGAATGTGATTTAAATGACAGAAGAAAGTATTAACAAAGATGTTTTAGAAATTATTAAGGCTTTAACTGCTAAGGTTGAAGCATTAGAAAAAACCCTTTATGCAAAAGATAGTCTTTTAATGAAGGCAGGATTAGTTATTTCCCAAAGCCCTACACCTGCTCTTGATAACAGTATTGGCGGAATTGATTCTTTGCCTTCTACTGATGTTTCTACTATGGATTGGTCTGAAATTCACAAAATGGTTGGAAAGATGGAGTGATTTAAATGCCTGAAAGAGTAACAAAAGAAGAAAGAAAAATTAGTCTTTTAATTCAAAAAGCAAGAGACGCTAAAGAGATGTTATACCAATCTTTAATGGATAATAATAGAAATCCTGAAGAAGATAAATCGGAAGCAGTTAAATTAAAGCGACCAAAGGCAGAAAATTATACTTACAAAGGAGAATCAAATGATGGGCCAGTTAATCTTCATGCTTATGCAGGAGAAATAACAAAGATGGTTAAGTTGCTTAAGGCTATTTTACCTGAAGATATGGATGAAAACCCTCTTTTGAATCATGAACAAAGAGTTAAGTTAATTAGTCAAATTGATGGTCTTGCTTCCATGATTACTGGATTATCAAAGCAAATTCAAGAAGCGAAGGTTAGTGAACAACCTGACCTAATGGATAAGATGGTTGAAATTAATAAGAAGTTAATGGCTCTTGAAAAAGAATTGGCTTCTATTCCTGAACAAACAATGTTTTATGATTCCGAATATTCGGCTGAAACATTAGACCCTGAATACCAAAGAAATAGATGATTGGTATGAAGTTGGCTTCTATTGAGAAGGATAAACAGCCTTCCCAAGAAATTCTTCGTCTTTTTGAAAAGACAAGAGTAGCCTATTTATCTGCTATTCACGACCCAACAGAATACTCAAGTCGTTGGCGTAAAGCAGTAGATACCATTACTGAAGCCTACAATGAGACAGATACCGCAGGTAAAGAAATGAGAAACTTTATTGAAGAGAAAGAGTTAGAAGATAAAGATGTCAAAGACCCTTCTTCAAGACAAGCAAAGGAATTATTTGAGAAGATTAAATTATTAAGGTATTCTTCTTCTGTTGTTTCTGACCCCTTCGCTTCTATGTTCAAGGACAATGTTCTTGAAGAATTATTAGATAATCCCGAAAGCATGGTTAAATTTGTACATTATGCGTTAAGGGATGACAATAAAGCCCTATCTGCTGAGATTTACAGCGTTAAAGGGATGCAACCCGACACGATTACGGAGGGTCTTATGGGTCTTGACATAGAATCGGACGACATACCCCTGTATATTATTGAGCATTATGGGGATGGAAAAGACTCAAAGAAGGTTGAATCTAAAGTAAAGGCTGCTATGGATATGTTAGAACTAATCTTCTTTTCTAAGAACAATGAAAAAGATTGGGAAGAGTTGAAGGATATAGAGGGAGTAGAGAAGTCTGTCCCAAGTGATGAGAAAAAGTCTATCTCTCAATTTATTGTTCCTAATAAACCCATGTATAGGATTTTTGAAGTAGATGATATTAAGGAATTGCGAGGTTTTAGCGGTGATTGGTATGTTCAAGAAAAATTTGATGGTATGAGAATACAATTGCACAAGTTAGATAACAATGTTAAGGTTTATTCTTATAATGAAAAGGATATTACTGATAAGTGTAAAGAGCAAGTCAAAGAACTAAAAAAGAAAGAATACGGTGATTGCATATTAGATGCTGAATTAGTTCTATTTGATGGAGACGACCCTTTACATAGGGCTGATACAATAGCCCATGTATTTAAAGGAAAATATAAAGATGCTACACTCCGTTGTCATGTTTTTGATATTATACGACATGAAGCCCAAACTCTTGTTGATGAAGAGTTAGAAAACCGAATGACTATTCTATTTAACAATTATTCTTCTAAATCAGGAGAAGCGATTGCTTATCCCTCAAAGAAAGATACTCGTCAAGCAGATAACTTAACAGATATTGATAAATATGCAAAAGAAATAATGGAAAACCCTGCGTCCGAAGGAGTAGTAATTAAAGACGCTACTTCTACTTATTATGTTGGGACTAAGAAGAATCCTAAGTGGATTAAGTTAAAGAAGTTCGTTGATTTAGATGTTATCGTTTTAGATAAGAAAAAGACAAAGAGTAATCTTTACTCTTATACTGTCGGTGTTGGGCCAATACCTGATGATATGGATGGACAAGAAATTGATGGAAGAAAATATCTCAATGTTGGTAAAGCCTTGAATACAAAGGAATCCGTAGAAATCGGGGGAATCATAAGAGTAAAGGTTGATGAAGTTAAGAAAAAAGGAGAAGGATTCAGTTTATTTTCAGCAAAGGTTATAGAAATACCCGAAGTAGAATATCCTGATAAATTAATCACTCTTGAACTATTATCTCAAGATACAAAAAAATCACTTAATTATTCTGTTGAAGCCTTTACTAAAGGAGTAAAAATTACTGACCATATTCACGGAGAAACCAATGCTATTCTAAAGTTTGATTTGGATGGCTTTACTCTTTATGGTTATGAAGAAGATAATCTTATGTCTAAGAATGCAACCTTAGATATTGATTTATGGAAACAACAAGCAATTGAGATTATGAAATCAAAGCAAAGTGATTTAACTGTTGCTATGTTTCAATATTTAAAAATGGATGGAGATAAGACACCAAAGCAATTACATAATTTCTTAAAGGAAAAACACGCTGATTTATATGAAGATGTTCTTGAATCTGATGAAAAGAAATTAAAACAATGGTCGGTTCTTAGAGATGGTATTAGTGAAAAGAACGGCAAGATTTCTGCTGATGATGATAAAATTATGCAAGAAGAGGATATTAAAAAATCAATGAAGCCTATGATGGCTCAAGAATTAAAAGTAAAACTAAAAAGGAATAGCCCTACTATGAGAGTAGAAGAAAAACCCGATGTGGCTCAAAATGTAGCACAAATTGAAATTGATGCTGATTTTTCGGGAGATTGTTGCGAACAAATGAAGCAAGATTTTATTGAGGTAGAAATAGAGAAGTATGAAGAATTAGTAGAAATTTATGGTTCATGGGATAAGTTTGTTTATACTATAACTCAGGAAAATCCTAATGAGGATTTATATTATGAAGATACAATGGAATTAGAAATTAAAGAAATTAAAGATGTATTGGATGTAATGTCATGTGAAGAAGTTTTTGATTTTTTACAAGACTATGGGGAAAAGCAGGATGACACATATAGTGCAATTAGAGAAAGATACAAAAGTTGTAATTCCTTTGGTTCGGGCTTTTCGGATAAGTATGCTATGCTTAAAGAAGATATTAAACTCGTTGAAGGGGAATATAAAACACCTCCTGAATTAAGAGAGGGAATCTTCAAATTATACGCAAGAGAAGATGATAATTTAACATTGGCTATAAAACTTAAAACAGAAAATATGTTTTGGACAATCAATATTGAAAATGAAAAAGAGATGTTTGATTTATTCGGTGCGGCTGGTAAATACCCAGCAGAAGTAGCAAAGACTGTTTCTAAAGGTAAAGTGGTTGATTCTGGTAAAATTCGTTTAGGTATTCAAAGAGACGGTTATCATGAATATTTCTTAGAAGGCAACAAATTTGAAACTAAAATGCATTATAGAGTCTTAAAGGTTAATGGAGAACAAATGTGGTTAGCATGGACTGGATTCAAGCAAACCCCTGCTGATAAGGAAGGAGATGAAGGAAAGTGGAATATCTATGAAGATAGGTATAACAAATTGCCCCTCCCTACCGAAGAATAGGTTGTTCTTTATATACTGGATAATGGTTAGTAGGGATTGAGAAGAATGACTTCTACGGTGATGCGAAACAACACTTCGGATTTTAGGATTCTCAAAAGCCAAGACGATTTAATGATTGGAGGATATGCAAGCATTGAAATCGTTGATAAGCAAAATGATTTAATCACACTCAAAGCCCTCAAAGAAGCGGTAAACAAATATATGGAGAACCCCAAATTTAGAAATGTAATGACTAATCATTCTAATGTTCAAGTAGGGGAAGTAGTAAAATCATATAGGGACAAATCGGGGAAATTATACAAAACAGAAGTTGATGATGTAGGATTCTTCGTAGTTATCAAATTAAGAGACGATATAGAAAAAGCCAAAGAAATTAATAGAGGCATTAGAAAAGGTTCATTGAGGAGTTTTAGTATTGGAGGACAGGCTTTAGAAAAAGTAAAGAAAACCCACCAAGAATTAGGACAATACAATGAAATAAGTAAATTAGAATTACATGAAGTAACAATTTGTGAAAAAGGAATTAACCCAGAAGCAAGATTTGATATTTTAAAGCAAGACAAAAAAACAAAAAAGGTGAACAATATGACCAAAATAGAAAAAGCGTTAGCAGAACTTGATTCTCTTATGGAAGAAGTTAATATGCTAAGAAAGGAAGAAGATGAAGAAAACATGGAAATGCCCGATAAAGAAAAGGGTATGGCTATGGATGAAGAAAACATGGACGAAGAAAACATGGGTGGCGAATATATGGATGATTCCGAAGCAAAAGCCTATGTTTCCACTCTTGACGGTGCAGGTGTTGAAATTGGCGAACCTGCTGATAGAGTCGTCATTGACAACGGAAAGCCGAGAGCATCGGATTTACCAGTTGTTAAGGCATTCAATAATGAAGAGTTAGAAACTCTTGATTTGTCTGTTGCTAACATTGAGAAGGCTTACGATGCTTTCCGTCAAGAACAACTTGAAAAGTTGGCTTACGACAATCTCCAAAAGCAATTTGAACACAGGTTCAAGGCTGAAACTTCTTCAAGAGAAAATGTTCTCGCTAAGGCTCAATATGATGCACAAAGCGAAATTGCTTCTCTTAAGGATGAATTTACTGCTCTCCGCAAGTCTTTGACGGCTGAGAAGGAAACCATTCTAAAGGCTCAAGAAGAAGCCACAATCAAACTCCCAACAATGGAAGAATTGGCCGAAATGGATTGGTCAGACATTCATAAAATGGTAGGAGGCGTTTAAAATGAGTTATATTAACACAATTGCAGATTTAGAAGCACAAACATACGGAACAGGAGCAACTGGTCATATTAGCAACCAATTGCTTAAAGCAGCAGGAACCGTTAGCGGTATTCATGTCGCTCACGATGGTTCATTAAGCGACCCAACGGGTATTAATGCAAACCTTTACAACAAGATTTACGGCCAAAAAGTCTGGTCTATGCTAAATAGAGAGTGTAATGCTCTATCTGTTATCGCAAAGCGACCTTATTCTTCAAGTGGTTGGAGAATCCTCAAGAAGCGACCTGCTGGTGGGGCTGGAAACTTTTTGGATATTAGTGCGGCTTCAAATACTGCTCTTAATACTGCACTTTATGGTGCTGATTCTTTGAGAGCAGACCGAATCGGTGGTGTTCCTGAAAATGCATCATTAGATTCTGATTCGGATGGACTTCAATCTATTGCTCCTGAATACGACACACTCTTTACCAGTCCAAAGATTATTGCTCATCAATTCGCTTTCAGCGAATTGGCTATGGAAATGGCTCAAATTGATGATGGTATCGGTGATATTCGTGCTCAATTGAGAGAAGATATGGGTAAGCATCACGCAGAAGTTCAGAATCAAATGCTTGTTATGCCTTTGGAAAACTATTCTCCAACTACGGCATACAACACAGCAAACGCTATTGATAGAGGATATACTTCTCTTTACAAGATTGTAAGCAACTCGGCTGAAATTACCGAATTGGCTGACAATTCTGGTGGAAACCTTGTTGATAGTGCTACTGACCAACAAATTGACACACTTTACGGAAAACTCCGAAGTGCTTCAGGCAACGAGTATTTGGACGCAGAAGTTTCTTTCGGAGATGGCTACCTTTCAGCAGAAGCACGACAATTGACGCTAACTGTTATTAATGATATGGTTCGCAGACTCCGTGTTGCAGGTGGTTCTCCAAAGGTTATTCTTACTGGATATGATACACTTCAAACGCTTTCTGACTTATTACAAGCCCAAGAGCGATTCATGGACAGAAAGGAAATTGTTCCTACTGTTAATGGTGTTCGTGGTGTTAAGGGTCAAGAAGTCGGTTTCCGAGTTTCAACCTATTACGACATTCCTTTGATTCCTGTTGCTGCTATGCCTTCAACTGGTCTAAACACTTCTTTAATTAGTGATATGATGTTCCTTGATACTGACCATTTGTGGCTATCTGTTATGAAGCCTACACAATACTTTGAGGATGGTATCAGCAACGGAAACCCATTCGGTGTCGGTAATCTTGGAAACAAGGCTCTTTACCGCACAATGGGTGAAACTGGTTGTTCTTACTTCAAGGGTCAAGGAAAGATTACAAACCTTCTTTGAGGTGCTTTAGATGACACATACAGTATCATTATTAGCAGACCATAAAGGTTTTACTAAGCCTAGAGTAAATGGCGATGAATATATGGTTGATGCAATCATTAACATCGCTAATTATGTTCAGGGCGGTATTACCTTAACGGCAACAGAAGTGGGATTAAGCCAAATCACTCAACTTATGATTACTGGCGTTGAGGAAATCGGTCATTCAGCAAGAGCAGTTGTTTCATCAACTGGTGCTTATGAATCTGTTTCTAGCGTCAAAATCATTCTATCAACTGGTTCTGCTCAACAAAGCGGAACAGCCGATGAAGGAATTGTTAGGGTTAGAGTCTTTGGTTTGCTTTGAGGTGGTTTAATTGGCGACAATTAAACTGACTAAAGGGGCAAGGTCTAAGACTCTTCTCATTGAAGGGGAATTGCTTAACAGGGATAATTCTTTGGATTTATCTATTGAAAGGGCTTTGGTTTATTTGGGAGATAGTTCTTTAGATATTTCTTTCGTAGAAAGCGAAAGAAAAGATTTGAAGAAGTTAGAGCCAAAAATGCTAAGTCGCTTAAGTAGGGCTATGGGCAAGGATTTTGATACACATGATAAATTGTGTGAATATCTTCTACCCGCTAAGGTTAAACCTAAGAAAACCCCTGCTAAGAGCAAAAAATCCACTTTGACAGAATAATCCTAGCGATAGGGTTAAGAGGGTGATGCCTCATAGAGAGATTGAGCGAGAGTGATTATAGATGCCGAGTTGTAGAAGTAGTGGTCTTTTAACGGCTAGTGGAAAGGTTTTTGTTGGTAAGTGCAAATTAATTTCTATTCATGTCAATAACGATAGTGGCGCACCGTGTCAAGTTAAGGTATTTGATGGAACAGATAATACTGGTAAAGAATTAGCCCGTCTTAATCTGGATGGTGCGGCTACTTCACAAGTTGAATTTGATATGCATGGTGTTATTTGTTCTGTTGGACTATTTTATGAAGAAACATCAGGCAACGCAAATACTTACATTCATTTTGCTTGAGGTGATAATATGGCTGCATTAAATACAGATACTCGCTTAGTTATGACTATTCTTTTTGTTGGCGCATTAAGTGGAACAAATGTTTGGGCATATGCTAATTTCGGAACAAACTTCCCATATACTAGTTTAGCCCATGCTACTCTTTTTGGGTTAGGAACGATTGGTTCAATTATGGTTATGAAAGCCATATTTGATTTAGCCCTTAACGATAAGATAGAAATGTGGCTTCTTGATAGAAAGATTGCCGCATACTGGGAAAGAAAGGCTAGAGACGAACAACAAAGAGTTAAAATGCGTGAAAGCGCAAAGCAATATAATACCACCTTTTATCAACCTGTTCAACAGGAAGAAGATAATAGCGTAGGAAATGAGTTCTTAGCCGCCCTTCAATGAGGTGGTTAAATGGTCTTTGGCGACTTAGTGGGCTTTTCCGACTCGGATTATGCCTATAATCAACAAAGAGCGCATTCTGCCGATGTATTTTTTATTAAAATGAAAGCATGGTTTTGGGGCTTATGCTCCACTTTGTTTTTCTTTTTGATAGGAAATATTATTGGTGTTGTTTTTGATATTAGTATTATGGGTTTCCTATTTGATACTATTCTTGGAGGATGGGGGCATTAAATGTCATTAATGACTGGTTTTGCTATTCTTGTAGGTGAAGCGATTATAGGGTTTTACAAGAAGGTTCATGCAATTAATTTTGGAGTCTATGGAGCAACAATGGTGGGTAAAACAACCTTAAGTCATCAATTAAGAACAAGAGGAGAAGTCCCACAAATTAATGAAAGAACAGTCGGGAAACATAGACCATCAAGAAAGAATATTAAAATTGATGGTAATTCACATACTATAAGAAGCGCAGATATTGGCGGAGAAGCAATTTATTGGAAAGAATGGGAAAAGGACATGAAGGATAGAAGGGTCAGATATATTGTTTTTATGATTGACCACCGACACTTAGATAATGAAATTAATTTAGACCACCAATTAGCATGGAAATTTTTAGTTGATGCAATAATTTCAAATACATGGTCAAATGGTAAAAAGAAAAGAGATTCCGATTTTCCTATGGCTGTGGGTATTTGGGCAAACAAATATGATATTTGGGGGAAAAAATATCCACTAAATGAAGGTCAAGAAATAGATAAACATGAGATTTTTGAACCATTTAAATACGGAATGAGAAAGTTAAATGACAAAGGAATACCGTGTTTTAAATATATAGTCTCAGCAAAATCAGACCCAGAAATGGTTTATAGAGGAATTACTACAATGATAAAGGATTATTGATTATTATGTGGTTTAATATACTCAAGGTTGATTTTGACTTTAAATCCCTACCTAAAAATCAAATAGGAGAATATGACTCTAATACAGATAAAATAACAATAGACGAAAAAGGCATTTATGAATATCTTAAAGAGAAAGGAAAAACCACAGATGAAGAAATAATTGATTATTTACTCAGAATTGTAAATCACGAAGTAGCCCATGCAGCACATAATAAAGCAGATGATAAGTTCCATTCAAGATTTAAAAGCCAAAAAGAATATATTGCTTTCGCTTTAGAAAATTTAGCCGACCCTATGCACTTAAGATTACTTAATTTTGTAAATCACCCCGATGTTTTCAATACTGCAAGAGGAAGAAAAATTAAAGAAATACTGCAAGAAGCAACAAACCAAGACTTAATCTCCCCCGAAGAATATGTAAAAGCAAGACTAAGGATAAAAGGAATGATTAGAAATGTATAATAACCAGTTAATAGGACAGAACGCACCGCAACAATTTAATCCAACTCTTTCGCCACTTAAACAGGCAAGAGCAAGCGGGGTTGTGCAAGAATACAAGTTTATTTCTTTTAAACCAAAGTCTCAACTAAAAGAACTTAAATTGGTTCTAAAGGCGGAACCGAAGAAACTGTTAGGCATTAAGTATGGGAAAAAATTTAATCTTAAAGATAGGTGTGTTGTTTGTGGTTTTCATCATATTTGGGAGCAAGGTGATTATATGCGACCACCCATGCCTTTAGACGGAGTAGTTAAAGGTAGGCCATTAATGGGAACTTATTGTCCTAAACACGCTTCTATGTATAGGCAATTAGAAATGCTACAACAACAGATACTTGCAGATAAGCATGGTCTTGAGTTTAGTTCTTTTAAGCCACGAATGCCTAAAATGCTTAAAAGTGGGCCAATTAACACATTAACAAAGAATGATGTGATGGCTCTAACATCAGCAGGATGGTTTATAACCCCACCCGCACTAGGAGATTCAAAGACGGCAACCGATGAAGTCATTCGGTTAATTACTGAAATAAACATTATGACAGAAAGACTCAATCATTTAATGCTTAAGCACAATGTTCAAGCACAGAATGAATTACCGCAAGAACAGATAAACGAAGCAATTAAGGAGGCATAAACATGGGAATATTAGGAACAAGCAACGGAACAGTCTTAGGGGCTGTTCAGGCGCAAAGCGATGCACAGTTTAAAACAGTAAATAATTTACTTTCATTACAAGAAAATCATGTTGAAGAGTTTTTTCAATATCATGGAGAACAATTTTTGACTTCTCTTGAAAAGTTAATGGAAGATGTAGTAGAAAGAGTTGTTTCACAAATGCTTGCTAAATTAAGTTTTGAGACAAGTGGTTCTTCTATTAATGTCAATAGAGATGCTCTTCGGGAATATGAAAGAATTACTCAAGAAAATATTGATTTAGATATTCAAAAATTATTACAGTCTGCTATCAATACGGAAGTTGTTATGCAACGAAAGATGGCTAAACAACAATATCTTGAATCTCAAGGATTTAGTGGCGGTGGTAATGTTCAACCAACCGCAGGTATGGCTATTGCTGGTGTAACGGGACAAACACAACAATATAATCAAATGCAGGGTGCTATGAATAATGGTTCAGGTTATCCTATTCCTCCAAATGGAACAGATGGATATGGTCGCCCATATTGGATTGATGCTCAAGGACAAATGAGTTATGAACCCCCACAAAGCGGATTAGGCTTGGGTTCAGCCATTCAAAAAGGTGCGGCATGGGCAAAATGGCTTATGTGAGGTGATTTAAATGGTTAATTTTAAATGGGGAACACAGAACTTAAGCCTCCCTAAGTCCGAATCTTTTATTTATACTCAAATGAGAGATTATGTTTTGGATGGGGATAAGGTTTTCCGAAATAAATTAAAGAAAGCAAAACAAAGCGTTGAGGATAACCCCCAAAGCAAAAGCGAATTAAAAGAACAACTTGCTTCAATTCTAACAAAAGTTCTTAATGAACCCATTAAACCTATTTTAGAAAGAGATAGTGAGGCTTGGAAAGGTTTTTCTCGTAAAAGAGATAAAACTATAAATGAAGCCAATATTACTTTTATTGAAGATAAAAAAATTAACGATATTACAAACGCTAAGGTTTTAGGCAGATTAAAAGGAACAGATGTTTCTTTTATTCGTGGAGGAAAAACCAAACTTCCTGACTTTGATTTTGATGATTGGTATTCAACTCAAAATGAATTTTCGGATGATTTAAATGTTTCAACAGACATTACTTTTAGAGAACACGGTAGTTTGAATGATAGGTTTGTTTATGCTCACAATGATAGACTTAGTGGATTAAATGCACACATGGAAATCACTTATCCTAGATTTGATGAAGGAAAGTTATTGAATGCTAAAGCAGATTATATCTTAGAAACCACAGGTCAAGAAGCCCAACCTAAATTAATGAAACAAAAATTTACAGCAGGGACAGAAGTTATTGATTATTCTTTTGAGGTTCCTGATTCAGTAATTCAAGAATTAAAAGGAGTTTCTAGTAGACCTAATTATGTTGTTGAACAAGAAGTGACTGAAGAAGATGGAAAAATGAAGTTTACTGATAAAGGACAGAAAATAGAGTTTACTTCTAATCCAGAAGATGAAATTAACGATAACAATGTTTTACCTGCTCTTAAGGATTTAGATAGAACTGATGATATGAAAGCAGAAGATATTATCCGATTAAATGGAAAATACTATTTTGTTAGGTATGTTGTTGCTTCGGATGATAATAAAACAGCAAGACTTAATTTTTCTGGTTTTGGTGCTGGAACGCCCGAAGGCTTCTTTGATGATAATGCTACTCAACAAATTATTGAAAGAATAATAAATAAATATTTAGTTGTTCCTGATGAAGTTTATACAGTAAAAATATATGGAAACATTAAAACAAAAAAATCTACAAAGCCTTCATATAAGGAATATGCTTTAGCCACACAAGCAAAGAAAGATGCTCCTAAGTTAAGAGGAATGGGGCCTAAAGGAAAAACATTATCTGTTAAGGATATTGAAGAACAATCCAATAGAGCATATAGCCATAAAACAGAAAAAGAAGAAAAGTACACAAATCTTGAAACTGGTGAAAAGATTACTCTAGGTGAATATAATAAACTAGAAGATGATGAAACTAGTAAATATACTAATAAGAAATTTATTTCAGAAACAGATTACAATGCGTTATCTAGTAGTGAAAAAGAAAACTACAACAGCGAAATTAGAGTATATGATGATGTTGAAAAACCTGGAAAAATTAAATATCAAGAATCTAAAGATTTCGGTCAAGAAGAAGTATCAACACAAACTATACCTTTAGAACAAATTCAAGAAGCATTTAAAGAGGCATTTGTTGAATTGAAATTTGAAGTGACCAAACATGGTGAATTTAATCTAAGTGGAGCAAGAGGCCGACAAAATAGAAGTATGGCTAATTATTCAAATAAAATTAAAAAGAATGTTAGGAAACTTAAGAGAATAATTGGTGTCTAGTATGGGTCAAACGATTTCTCCTAGTGATTTTACTGAAATTAATCCCGACTATTCTCAAGGTCGGGGGTTCTATACTAATGCTACGGAGGTTGCTAATTTACTACAAGTTCCCGCCTTTACTTCCTCAACATACCCTACATTAGCACAGATTGGGTCAATCATAAAAAGGGTTGAAGGCATCGTTGATGATAAGGTAAAGCGTTCATACCGACCAATTATCACAAAAGATGAGTACCATAACTTTGAATTTTCTCATCTCCCACACAAGGCATATTATGGCGGTCATGTTGGTTTTGTGCAATTAGCCAAAATGAAAGTAAGAAAGATTGTTTCTCTTTTACTTTGGCAAGGAAGCCAATATATTGAAATTGCATCGGCTCAAGCCAAACTTACTTTACAGGATAATTTTAGAGACTTAAATTCTATTATTTTACAATTACCAAATAGCGGAGTTTCTTTTGAAATGTTGGCTGAAAATGATTTGACTGATTTAGCAAACAACGAATTCAATAATACCTTTGGAATTAAAACAACTAATGAAGAAATCATTTCTCTAGTAAACGAATCTTTTCCTTCAATGTCTCAATTTACTGGTGCAACTGCTCCAAAAAGCCTCACTCAATCTAATTTATCCATTTCAGACTTTTTCTATGCGGCAAAGGCCAAGTCAAATGGGAAGCAAATCCTCTTCTCATCCCTCCTTTCGGGAGATGATGGGGCAGATTGCGTCATCAAGGCAACAATAAAACAGTCATGTTCGGGCAATAACTCAACAAACCTTACTGTTGCTGATACAAGTAAATTAGCCGTAGGTATGGTAGTAAGTGGGGTTAGCAATATTGTAAGTGGAAGCACTATTACTGCTATTGGAGAAGGTTATGTTGTTTTAAGCAACGCTACAACAGGTGGCTCTTTTTCAGGAAGTATAACATTTACAACAACAGATGCTATTCCTACTGTTTGCACAATAGAAGATTTTACTGACAAAGAAGATTTAAGAAGGCTCGGTGATTACTGGACAATTAATGAAGAAGGGCGTATTTTCTTTTTGAAAGATTATCCTTATCATAGAAACAATTCAGTTATTGTTTCTTATATCGCAGGTGATAATAGAGTTCCTTCTGCTATTCACGAAGCAACAACTAAATTGGCCGCATCTGAAATTATTCGCCATGACGACCAAAGTATTCTAATCACCGAATCAGGTGGTAATATTTCTACAAAAGAAAAATATGACATACTTCGTAAAGAGGCTATGGATATTTTGAAAGGAAAGGGCGACCTTGTTTATTTCTTGGACTGATTATTATGTGGAAAGACATTATTAAAAACGAATTAACAGAACAAGACATAGAAGATTTTGTTTATAGTATTGAGGATATTACTGAAAATGTTGTCGCAAAAATGTTTAAAGCGAAATACGAGGCAGGAAGGCATGTATTTGGAGATTACATAGTTCATATTAGAAAAACTTCCTTAACTGTTCCTGAAATGGCGGCAGTTAGCAACCTTGCTTTCAAATATGAATTTGAATTTGATGATGGGAAAGACTCTCTTATCTTTGCTAATTGTTTTATAGCAGGAACAGATAACAGGCAAATTAATGATTTATTTTTTGATAGCACGGATTCAGAATTTAGCATTGAAGAAAGTAGAGACTTTATGAAATTACCCAATGTCAAAGAAAGACTAGCAGAAGTTAGAAACGGATTTACCGAACTTCCTAATAGAGTGTGATTGTTATGGCTATTGATATTGATTTTTCTAAGTTTCAAAAACTTCTTGATATTCAAAAAGAAAGACAAGTAGCCATGAAAGAAGCATCGGAAGCATTAGGTGTTGATATTTCTTTTAGCGATGATGAAGTAATCAAATACGCTATGGAAGCATACGAAAAAGAAATCAATAAACAAATTACTTCGGAGGTGGAAATGTGGATGAAGTCTCTCTTCTCTTAAATTTATTATCAACTAATTGGTCGTCTAATGCTACTGCTCTTGTAAGTGCAGGAACAATTAGTGCTGACCACGCAGTAACTCCTGATTTCATAGATATTAGAACATTGTCTGCAAATAAAGGTGTTCGTGTGGATTTAAGCAGAACACCTGCAACAATCGTTGTTTTTGAAGATTCTCAAACTATTGAATATCCAACTGTAATGTACGATATTAGGAACGAAACCTATTCTTTCACTTTACACATACGGGTCTTGCACGACGAGAGGGGCGGGGCTGATGCCTCACAGGGCAAAGACAGGCTAAGGGCTATATACTTGATACTGCGTAGGGTTCTTGAGAGCAAACGGAACGGTTATACCTCAAGTGATGGTTCTAAATTCAATCAATTATTTTTAGGTTCAAGAAGTGAATCAAATGATAGAGCCAAGCGTTTGTTCGGATATAAAGTCAATTTAGAAGCAAAAAGATACGCATTAGCACTCCCTTAGTAAGTTTGTAAAAGGAAGGAGAGGAAAAGCATGGTAAATAACGAAATATTTTTAGGTAGCGGAGCATCAACGACATTAATTCCAGAACAGGATATTTATATCCCTTGTACCAGTTCTGGAACAACAACTACATTAACCCCTGAATCAGCATTTACTGATTTATTTAGCCTAGTCCCTAATATTTATGTTGGTTGCACTATTGATATTTATGATGATGCAGCAAATCTTCTTTCATCTCACAGTATTACTTCAAATACTAAAACTACTTTTACTTTAGGTTCAACTCCTACTGCGGCATCTTCTCCGAGAGTCGTTCAATATGCTCTTTTAAGAGGATATGGTTCACCTGCTCCTCATCCTTTAATTGATTATAACGGAAATGGGACACCTGAAAGAGAATCACTATTATCAGATAATTGGTTAGGAATCATGGAAAGCGTAACTTTCCCTAATCTTAGTCAAGAACTCAAACAAATGAATTTGGGTCTTGGTGGTTCAAGAAACTTTACTTTCCAATACAAAGGACTTAGAACTGCTGATAACGGTTCTCTCGCCTTAGTCGCAAATACTGGTTCATGGCTTTATTATGCTCTTGGGTCTGTTTCAACAATTAATTATACTGGTGGAGCAGCAACCACTATATCAAAATCAACCGATGTTTTTGCAGATGCCGCTACTGCTAATGATGTTATTATCAAAGGAAACGCCACAACTGCTGATGTTCCTACTACTGGCCCATTATTTTATAGAACAATTAAAGGCGGAACTAAAATCCTTCCTCCATTAGATTTCAGTATTCACGATGGTTCAGGATTAGTTAAGATTCCTTTTAGTGGAAGCCCTTTAAGACCAACCAATTTAATTCAATATACAATGGCTGAATTAAATACCGACCAACTTCCTTCTTTTAGTTTAGAACAAACTATCGCAAAAAATCCTGCAACTTTGGGTGGTGCGGCAACAACCACTTTAGATGAAGATGTGGCTTTTACCCGTATTGCTAGAGGTTGCCGAGTTAATTCAATGACTATTGAAGCAGCAGAAGGTGAAGAATTAAAGATGAATATGGATATTAACGCTCGTCTTGTTGATAGCATTACTGACCTTTATCGGGATGCTAGTCTTAGCGTATCTTATGTTAGCCGAGCAAACCAAACCGCTAATGATAGTTTGTTTAATTGGAACGCTGGAAGTAATTATGGCGCACCTTTCTTCTTTGCTCAAGGAACCTTTAGTGTATTTGGACAACAGTTCTTAAAGGTCAATTCAGTTAGTATTACTATTAACAACAATTTGATGGATAAGAGATATATGGGTGGACACCGTGATATGAAAGAAGGTATTCCTGCACAACGCTCATATGAAATTTCTTTTGAAGCAATCGTAACAAATGACCAATTATTCAAGGAAATGTTAAATGAAACAGAAAATATAAGTTCTAACTATGTTGAGTTCCTTTTCACTAAGCCTGACACTTCCGAAAAAATTTCTCTTAAATTCAAGAATTATTTCCTTGATACTACTGAAATTACTATTCCTGATGATAAAGGGCCGATTTCTTTCAGTTCTACAATTAAGCCAAGAGATTTACACGAATGTTTGGTTCACACAGATAATATTCTAATGGGGTGATTAAATGGCTACAAAAGAAGAATTTAGAAGAAGGCTTGCTTTAAAAAGACTAGAAGAGGCTAAAGGAAAGAAAACCCCTAAAAAAGAAAAAGCCCCAAAAGCCCCAAAAGTAAGTGAAACTGAATCAACTGAATGATATTCCACCAACACCGTTTGTTTGTTTGTTGGTTAGAAGGTGGAGAATATGTTAAACGATAAGAAAACCGTAAAAGATAAGAATGTGCTATTTGCACTAACTGAGCCAAAACTACACTATATTCGTGTAGCACCAGAAAGCGATGAATACCTAAAGGTTTGGATTAAAGAACCTACATGGCTTGAAATTGATAAAGCCGTGAATAGCGTTATGCAACTGGACACAAAAAAGCAAGACATGAAGTTAGATTTAAACGCCATGTATAAGTATATGGTTGATAATTTTATCGTAAAGACAGAACCCTCCCTTTCTGCTATTGATATTATTCGTTTGACTCCTTATATCGGAAGTCAAATTAAAGATATTTTACCAAATCCCTTTGATTCTTTTTCGGGGGATGAAGAAAAAAACGAAGAATGAAGTCTATATTGAGGGGAGGCAAGGCCGAACCCCATGAGGCTTCGTTAATCGTTGTTTATACCTTAGCGAAAGCGTTAGCAATAAGCCCTCTTGAAATATACAAAATGCCGTCAAGTTTAGTTTTAGATTTACTTTCAGTTGATTTTGCCGTTAGAGAATTAGAAGCAGAAGAAATGGACAAACATAATAAGAAAATGAGGAAGTGATTATTTGGATATGGCTGCCTTGAATGCTTCTATTGGGAAACTCCAAAAACTAGTAGATAGTATGATTCCCGTTATGGGAAATTATCAAAAGGCAGTTGAATCAACTACTAAACCAATTACTGACTTAACTGCGGCTCAAAGGGCTTTAGGTATAGAGTTAAGAAATAATGAACTTTTCAGTAAAAGAACGGGTAATAGAGTCAATGAATTTGGTGAAGAAATTACCAAAGTTGGAGACAAGATGCTTGCCTTCAATAAAAGAAGTGCTATTCTAAATGAAACAGTTAAAGAATTAAACAAAAGTAATGAAAGATTTAATTTAGGAATGAAATCATTTCAAGAATACCAAAAAAGAGGCGGAAACTTAGCGGAATATTTAGCGGAATTTATTTCCAGTTCAAGAGAAGAAATTACTATTTTTGGTATTGAGGCAGCAAAAGCCCGTAAAGTAATGTATGGGTTTTTACCGCCTGGAATGTTTAGAATGCTAAATAAGGTTTCTTCAACTCTTCAATTGGCTGGTGGTCAATATAGAAAGTTAGTGACTGATTCTGGTGCGGCTAAAGAAGAAATTGAAGGATTAAAAGCAGCATTGAATCTTGCTACTGAAGAAAAAGAAATAAAAGGATTACAAGAAAGATTAGATAAGTTGGAAGCACCCCAAAATATATTTGGGAATATTTTCAAAGGACTAAATAAAATACATGATTTCGCAAAGAGTCCAATTCAATTTAAGTTTGAAACCGATAAATTTTTTGAAGGTATGGAAGAAGTTGAAAAAGAAGCAACTAAATTTGGAAAAATTAAAAACTTCTTTCGTATAACTCCGACAGTTGAAGATAAACGAGTTAGGACTGGTCTTAAAGATATGGTTAAACAAATCACTACAAGGTCATTCTTTAAACCACAAGCAGTTGTTAAAGCATTAATTAAACCAAAACAATTCAAAAAAGAAATTAAAAAAGCACTACAAATGCCTACATTACTAAATGTGGATGAAAGAAAAGAAGCATCCGAACTCAAAAAGAAGATGAAAACCATCAACAAGGCACTTAAAGGTGTTCAATATAATACTCCTGAAATTAAAGATATAATTAATACTGAATATATTAAAAAACAAGAAGATTTAATTAACGATGCTCAAGCAAAGGTAGATAGTTTAGTTTCCGTAGGGCTAGGCTCAAGTCCTGAAATAGATAAATATAATGAGCAAATACAAAAATCTTCGCAATTATTAACTACTCACTCTTTGGCTAATCAACGATTAACAGATGCGGAAAAAAAGGTTGGTTTAGTTGTTGAAGAAAACAAAGGTAGAAAAGAAAAACTTCAAAAATTACAAGAGTTAGAACTACAAAATGGAAATCTAACATATAAGCAACGACTTAGACAACAAAAAATAGAGCAAAGGCTTGCTAATGGTTTATTAAGAGAAACAAATGCTAGAGAAGAACTTACTGAAGCAAATAAACAATATAGAAAAGAAGTTGAAAATGTTCTATCTAGCACAGAAGAAGATTTAAATAAATTAACACAAAAAGGAAAAGAAACCTATACAAAACAATTAAAAAAATCAGCAGAAGAATATGCTTCTGCTTTTGCTAGTGTTCTTCCTATTGTTAATAAAACTTCTACTTTTGGTTTAAACACTAGTAAAGAATTAGTAGAAGCAACAGAACAAGTTTCTGTATTTGAGAAAAAGTTAAAATTAGCATATAAATCAGGAGATACTAGTGAAATTACTGATGCCCAAAATGATTTAGCAGAAGCAACAAAGAGGGTTGTAGAAATAAATAATAAATCTGTTAAAAAATTCACACACTATAATGGTATCTTAAAAAATCAAACTACTCTTTTAAATAAAGCACAAAAGGAAATGGATAAATTTTCACTTGTTCCCGATGATTTAGAAGAAGGACAAACAGCAATAAAGGTTCATGCAGAAAATATTCAAAAAGTTTCGGAGTCATATGATGAATATAAGAAACAAGCAGATAAAGCCTTTGACATACAAACTCAACTGGCTAATGCTATGATTATCGGAACACCTGATGATGTAAATAGATTAACTGAATCATTCAATAAAGCAAATGAAGAAGCAGAAAAACTAAAAGAAGTTGCTAATCAATTCGGAGATGCTGAAGAAATATTAAAATTAAATGAAAATATGCAAAAATATAAAAAAGAAATAGAAGGAGTAATGGAAACGAAAGAGAAACTTCTTAAAAAGAGCAACATTACTGGAATTAATGCAGAATTAAATGCTATTCAAGCAGTAATCAAAGAAAGACAGAAGAATATTAAATCATTAGAAAAAGAAATATCTGTCAATGAAGAGGCTATTAAAACTGCTGAACAATTGTATAGCATGGGAAGCATTACTGAAAAAGAAAGAGATGATATAGTAAATCCACTAATGGCTGAAAATGTAGGTAAACAGCAAGAGGTTGAAGCGGATAAATCAGTTATTGCTGAAAAAGAAGGAGAAAAATCCAATGCAACTGATATGTTAAAAGAATTTAAAGGAATGCGAAAAGAAGGACTAAAGAATCTTTTAAAGAAATCTAAATTCTTTAGAGCCGCATTCAAGGTTATCAAATTCTTTAATATTATAAAGGCTGCATTGGGTATGCTTATACGAGGATTAGCCTCCACCTATTTATATCTAAATTTAGCCATGATAGCAATATTCTTAATTATCAAGAAAGCATGGCCTGTTATTTCAACAGCGTTTGAAAAGGCTTTTGCTATTATGAAGCCTATAATTACTGTAATGGCGATGGCCTTTAATTTAATCAAGACAGGTGTTGTTGATGTATTAAATGCTTTCTTCGGTGATGGCGGTCTTGAAAGTTTAGTTGAAGGTTTAGTTAAAATAGCAGTTGGCTTACTTGGAATGGCTATCACCTTTGGTTTGCTAGTATTAGGGTTAGCAATAACCTTTATTGGAGCATTTGCGGTGGAACTTTGGGGCAAAGCAAAAGATTTCTTCGTAGATACTTTTACAAGCGTTAAGGGGCTGGCTAAGAATTTCGGAGTTTTATTAGCCCTTGTCGGGGTTGCAGTTATGATGTTCACAACTGCTCCTGTTTGGTTAGTTGCAGTTATTGGTGTAGCCTTATGGTATATTGGTAATTGGATTGTAAAGAAAATAAAGAAAATACTTGATATTGATTTCTTTGCTGACGGGGGAACTTCTTCGGGTGGTTTAGCAGTTGTTGGAGAAAAAGGGCCAGAATTAGTTAATTTACCAGCAGGAGCAAAAGTTACAGATAACAAAAAATCAGGAGAAATGGTAGCAAATAATGGTGGAGATAGTATTGTAAATAACATTAACATCACTATCAATGCAAAAGACACTTCTAAAGCAGAAATGGATAGAATAGCAAGAGAATTACAAAAGAGCGTTGTAAAGAATCTTACAAGAAGTATAACATCTACAATTTTAAAATAAATTTGAGGCGATAATTATGAGTGATTTTTATGTATATCTTAAGTTAGGCTTTCATTCGGGAAACAGTAGCCAAATTGATACTATTCCGCTAAGAGTAAATTCTGCACAGATTAGTGTTGATAAAACAATTCCTAATTTCCCTATTCCTTTAAGTGGTTTAGTGACTGGTGAATCTACAACAGTTGCTTTAGATTTAGGAATGTCTAATAAAAGAATTAGTATTGGTGGCGCTATTTTAGGACACCCACATACAATTATACGAAGAACACACACTAAAAGCGGTGGGACTGAAGTTCAATTACAATTTACTGCACATGAAATTGCTCAATTAATTGCTTCGGGTGTTGATTCAACGGGTATTGCTTCTTATCAGGCTATTAATGAATTAGTTCTACTTATGCCTTCAGGAGTTGATGAAAATTATGCAAATAGAACAGCAAATGAAAATATACCTTTTTCGTTTAGGGCAAGAGGTAGCGCATTAGAAAAAGATAATAGAAATGTCCCGATACCATTAGATTTCCCTACATCAAATACTGGTGCTAATTTTTCACAATTGGGCTATCAAGGAGTAAAGGGATTCGTTTCTTCTTTTGGATTTACTTTTTCAGCAGAAACTCTTGAAGTTGAATTTACTTTAGATTTTACAGTAGCAAATGTTTTGCCTTGAGGTGGTTAAATGTCATATTCTATTTACGCTGGAAAACAAAGGGCTTTAATTTTCCCTGTTATGTGTAATGCATTTTTAACTATTGACTATTCCGATAATATTCCTTCTAGCGATATTAATTATGGTATTTGGGATTTAGATGAGAACTTTACATTTGAATGTGTTTTGACTCCTTATGATATTAATGGATATGGAACTCATAGTCAAAGAGGATATGTCTATAAAGCCTCAACACAAGGTAATCTTCTAGGAAGTTCTGGAATTAATACTGCAACTGATACAACGAAGATAATGCCCGCCCCGTTTCAATCTGTTTATGCTGCTGGAACCCAAAACAATTATGAAAGCGAACTGTATTTACCAAGAGCCGACAGAATAGACCATGAAATGAGAATATTTCATAGCACAAATCTTCAAATTAGTTTAGTTAATAACACCCTACATAATGAAAATAATCCCGCAAGATATAAAATTAAAGTAGGAATTAAATTAGGTTCTGCTGCTATGGAATACTTTATCTCCGATGAAGTAATTATTCCTAATGAATCATATTCCTACACTTATGAGTCTATTGATGCTATTTCAGGTAATAGACCTTTAAGTGGTTTTGATGAAGATGGTAGGCTAAAATATAAGAAGTTATGTGATGCTACTGGTTCAAATACAGGAAAAGTTATTCCAGTTAGTGCTGCTTTAGCGAGTACAGATGATATTATTTTTGCAGGAGACAAACAAGAATTATTTAAGAGAGAAGGAACTACTTTTATTTCTTTGGGAACAATAAATGCTTTTTCAGGTTCTTCTCCGAGAACAATTACTACTACTGATACTATCACTACTACCATAGATTCAGATACTGAATTATATATCAAAAGAGCACTAAACCCACTATACATAAATAACACTTATCATATTGCTTGTTCTTGGGATAATAATGCAAAACAGATTTTAATATTTTTTAATGGTAATTTGGTTAAGGCAGGAACGCATACTCAAACAGATTCTTTTGCTATGGAGGGAGAAGATTTTTACATTGGGGCGAATGGTGGAGGAGCAACGGGAGCAAATTCCGCTACAACAAATAATCAATTTATGGGAGAATTACATGAACTATGTATTACTAATGATAAGAGAAGGTCTTTTCCTGCTTTATTTAACTTAATGCCCAATTACAATAATACTGTTTTATATCTTAGATTTGAAGAGGTGGATGAATAATGGTTGTTGATTTAAACCCTTCAAGTGCTAAGGCTGATGCACCAACCAATCCTCTATTTGGTGATAGTGGAGCAAGTGATAGAATATTTACTGCTATTGCTACTGATGCGATTAGTACAACCTTTACTCCTCATTGGCATAATCCAGACGGTATAAGTTTAGTTACTCTATTTAGAAATATGAAAAACGTAAATACTACAAAGGGTTTTAGAATTAAGTGCTACGATGCTTTAACACAAGAAGGTGTAAAATTAAATTCTTCTAATTCCGATATTAGTACTTATAACTATTTTGTTTTAGTTTATTCGGATGATTATAAGAAACATCATTTTGCTAGAATTACAGAAGTTTTAACAGAAGATGAAGAAGGAGATGCCTTTGAGTTTGAGCCAAAATTAGGTAATGAAATTCCAGTAGGAACTCAATTTTTAATAATTAAAGGGCCAGCAAAATCAGACACCAAAATTGTTGCTTTTTCTGCGGGTATTAAAAATGATGACCGCACTAACTTAAGTTGTGCTAGACCTTTATTTTACTTCTTTAATGATTACTTAGATAAAAAGAATCAATTAGACCATAATGCTAAATATTACTGTATGCAAAGGTCTGTTGGGGAGCATTTTAGTATTCCTGCATTTAATACAACAGACGCAGTAGTTTTTAGAACAGTTCAAGATTTTGGAAAAGTTGTAATTGATTATAGCAAATTCACACATAGGGTCACTTTAACAGATAAATTAAGAACATTAGATGATACAATTAGTGGTTCAATCGCTATTAATGAAGGAGGAACAATTACCGCTGATACTAATGATTATAATGAAATGTTTCCTAATGCGACAAGAGATATTAATGATGATATTTCTACTCGTACTTATGGTGGGACAAAAAGATATTTACATTATGGATTCTCCCCAACAAAAGCAAACTTACTATACAATGTTTATGAACATAACAATACTGAATCTATTGATGGTAAAGGAGGCCTTTCTAAGACTTCTATTGTTGATAATGGAAGAATAATGCTAAAGAAAGTAAAAGAATTTACTCCATATAGAGTAAGAAATTTAATTCATAGAGCAGACTTAGCAGAATTTTTTGCTTTAGATGCAAGATTCAGTTCAGCCTCTTCTAACACATATACCTTTAATGTTGGTTATGATTTAAGAGATGTTTTAAATGTGAAAGATGAGATTAAATTGAGCGATAAAATTTTAATCATTAATGCTATTGCCGCCCCTTCGGGAAACACCCAAGAGATTACCGTAGAAGCGTCCACAAACCCCTATGCAAGAGGCTTAAATGACGGGGCTTTCACGGCACAGGTCGTTAGTCCTTCAAGCGGAGATGTGCTACACAGGCGAGCATATAACCCAATTGACAACACACTTATGCTTGATACTCGGCTCATAACTGGTCGGTTCAATAAGTTATTTGTGGCTTTTTCTTCATTAAACAATGAAGGCTTATTTGCAGAAATTACTGCTTGTGATGGGGAAAAATCAATGATTACTTTATCTTTCCCTAATGCTAGTTATAATGATGAAACACTAAGGTATATGAATGGTGAATATTTGATTTACTTACAAAGATTTGATGGAGAAGTTGAAAATATTGAGACTAGAAAAGAAGAGAGTCAATCAATTATGACTTTAGAGGGTAGAGATAAGTTTAATAAATTACTTTCTCCTATTATTAATCTAAATACATTATTTACAGAAGATATTATTTACTCTTCTAATAGCCCTTATAACAAATTGGGCAACATTAAAGCAGGAAACACATACACAGTTGCATTAAAAGATACTATAATTGATACTGGTATTGTTGCTGGTGTTCAATTTTTTGATAATTACCCTGTTGTGGGAACTAAATTATATGGTGCTAATGGATATATTGGAGAAGTTACCTCATTATCTGTTCATGCATCAGTAAATAGAAAATTAATTATTACTCCTGCTTTGACAGAACTAAATAGTGAAGCAATTTATATGAACATAGAAAAGAATTATGTTCTAAATAAAGCGTTAAGTTCTTCACATATGGCTAAAAATAAACCTTCTTCTTTAATTGGTTCTGCTAACAAAGGAATTATTTTTACTTCAGGAGCAAAAGTAGATATGACAGATGGAACTGATACAGAAACTTTAGTTCTTTCTAGTTCTAATCATCATCCCGATGCAATAGGATATTCAATAAATTCTCCTTCTAGTATTGATAAAGATAACTATTTCCAAGCAAAATTACATGATGAACATTTTACAACAGTATCTCAAACTTGTTCTGCTTCTTCGGGTTCAACAACATTAACGGTTCAAGATGCAACTGCTCTATATGTAGGATTAACTGTTAGTGGACATGATTTAGCGGCAGGAACAACTATTGCTGGTATTAATTCAAATACTGAAATTACTTTAAGTGCCGCTACAACTGGTACTCTTTCAGGGAGTAGAACCTTTTCTTCGCCACCTGCTTCATTTGATACTGTAAATACTTTAATTGATTTTGAAGTTGTAGGTTCAACCCAAAAAGATAATGATACAGTTATTGAATTAGCCCCATATGTTCCTATTACTATGGGAGCACCCATTGAACCCAATAATTTAGGTGCTGATGTATTTTCTGACCCTAATAATGATTTATATGAATTTACAACTATTGGCGGAAATAATACTTTGTCTACTAGTAGGGTAGGATTTTCTGTTGCTGCTGCATATGATTTAGAAATAGGAGATGCATTATATAAAGAAGTACTCAGTTCATCTCATACTTATAGAGGGTCAGCAGTTAAGTATTATGAGTTTATAGGAAAGATTATTAAAAAATCAGTTCAAACTGATAGTGGAGGCATCCAAGTTGATATATACTTAGATAGTTCAATAACCACATCTACTGGTGCAACTATTGTTAAAGGAACAAGAAAAATACATGATATTGGTGTAGTAAATGGTTCTCATCTTTGGGGCGGTAAAATTCTTTGTTCTCCTCATCCAGAAACAACAACAACTGGTGCAGTTCCACTAAATGTTGAAAACACAACAGGAACAAAAGACTTCAACAATAAGTTCGGACAAATGTATTACAAAGTAATCTATTTGGCTAATGGTAATTTTAGTCCATATAATTCTTTTCATCGTTCAACGGATAATATAATTAATTGGTATGAACATAATAAGTCATTACTAAATTACCATGTTTCTACTTATAGAATTAATCCTAATATTTCTACTAGCAATATTGTTAATTACGGAAAAACAGACTCTTCTCATAGAGTTTTGCCTTTACAACAAAGAGGAAATACTGGGCCTTATGGTTCTAATATGTTCTCTAGGTTTTATCATAATGTATTTAAAAACTTTATTTTAACTACTACTCCTGTTATTTCTAAAAGATTAAACTATTTACATGATTTTGATGCTTCAGCAAGTAGAAAATTTCTATACATTACAAGTGATAATTTACCATATTCTTCATTAAGAAAAGATAGCCTGATGCACCAGACTTCAAATGCTATGACTAAAAATATCAATAACTATAATATGATGTTAATAGAAAATACAAGAAAAACAGATACCACAGTTGATGGTGGAGCAATAAACCAATTAAAGGACTCAAATTTTCAAAATATATCTTTTTCAACCGATGTAGATATTTCTACTCTTAAAAGATTTAGTTTAATGCGATTAACAGAAGTTTGTGTTGATTGTTTATTTAACCCGATTAATCCTGAAAAACCAATACTTAGAAAATATGTTAATAATGGTATTGATGATTTAAAGGCTTATCAAATTACTAGTATTAGCACTATTGCTGTTAGTGGAACTTCATTAACTTGTTCTACTTCTTTAACGGCAGGGGATAAAATATACGACAGTAAAGGTAATTTTATTGGAGAGATAGCATCAGGTTCAGCACCAAATTATACCTTAACTGCTGCTGGTAAACTAACTAATGATGATGGAACTGGGGCTACAAGTGGTGTTAAAATTGAAGTTGATGCTTTAGAACATTCAATTCTTGGAAGAAATGTTAGAGATACTGCACATAATCATTCACAATATTCACTTCATCCACTTAAAGGCATAGTTGTTCCTGAAGATTCAAATTATGGAAAAGGCGCAAATGACCGTATTCGTATTGCTAATTCAAATAATGATGTTAGTGTGACTAACCAAGAAATATATTTGCCTATTTCTTTAATAGCGGGAACCTCAAATGCTCAAAGTGAAATCGGAAATGCCGAAAATTTTGATTCTAAAGTTATTAAAGCAATAGCAGACAATAAAGCCCATGCTGGAATGATTGCAGTAATGCTTGATAGATTTAGCATTGAACAAGGAGGAAAATACCCAGTAGTTGAAGGAAATACTTCACAAGTTATTACTGCTAATACTTCAGATTTAATGGACACTTCAGGGGGAGATGAATTAACGCACTTAGTTCTAAAAGCCCCTGCTGATTACGGCTTTAAAAATTATGAATCAACGGTGGTGTCAGTTGCTTCCGATTCTTCTGCATCAGGTGATTCTATAAAAGCAGCAGATGGAGCGTATATGGTGTTTAAACCAAGACTTTGGATTGAATCAGGAATTAGAACACAAGTAACTACTCTTAAATCTTCTAATGGAGATGTAATACATAATGAAATTACTGTGAATGGTAATAATGACTGGTTAGAATTTATAGATTTAACAGGGTGTTATTTAGCAAGTGAAGATGGAAAAGATATTTCCCAAAATAATGTTTTTTCAGGAGAAGAATATCTTCGTAAAAATTCTCATGGATTAGAGCCAAACGACTTAGCCTATGTTATTTCACATGAAATAGATGAATCAAATCCTTTCGTTCATCATTTAATTACTGATAAGGCATTACCTAATGATAGGGCATTTAGAATACTTCAACCCAATGAAGTTTGTCTTTATGATTTTATGCCGACAGAAATTATGTTAAATACCATACTGCCTCAATATACCAAAGTAGCCAACAAAAATGAAACCTATGATATAAAAAGTTCATATTTTTATAGAGAAGGAGGACGCTTGGATTCTAATTTAAGAACAATAGATGAAGGAGTTGGTTCAATGTTTGTTATATTAGATACTGATAGACAAAGTACCGAAGTAGACTTGGTAATTAAAGATGGAAATGATTTTATTCAGGAGTATTTAGAAGAAAAAACATATACCTTCTATGTAAGTGATGGAGAAAATGGACAAAAAAGAAACATTGCAATTGTTAATAATCTAGAACCCGTAAAGATAATTTTTGATAAAATGCTTTCAGCAAAGGGAGTTGTTTCTATTTCTGAACCATTTACAGTAAATTCAAAAGAGGAATTAAAAATTAAACCTACACGGGCTTGTATTGGTGCAACTGTTCAATTGGGGTTAGAAGGGAATGATTTAATCAATGAACTTCTTGAACAGGAAGGTATTGAATTTGAATTACCAACGACAGATAATCCTATTTTCTTAGCACCTAATTATCAAGGAGTTGATTTATATTCAGCACTAAGGTTTATCTTAGAAAGAAAAGACTTAAAATTAATTGAAGAAAATGGAGTATTTAAAGTTAAATTAAAAGAGGCTACTGAACACCACACAGATATTGTAATAGATGATAGCGGTGATTATTATATTTTTGACTTTGAAAAGGTTTCAACTGTTTTTGATTTCTATAATGAAGTTATAGTCTACGGTTCTTCGCACAAAGCCATTCGTAAAGATATTCGTTCTATACAAAAAAGAGGAAGAAAAACACTTGAAGTAGTAGATAATACTCTAGGTTCTAAACAAGAAGTAGAAAAAAGAGCAACTTCTCTTATTAGGCTACATTCTAATTTAAATCAGAAACTATCCATTACTTTAAATAATAGGGGTATAAATCAACTAAGAGTCGGTGATATTATTCATGTTGAAATAACAAGAGAAAATATTGAAATGCGAGAATATGTTGTTCTTCAAATGGAACATCAACTAAGTGGTTTTGTTAAACTAGAGTTAGGCAGATATAGTAAAGATTTAGCAGATATTTTCTCGGAACTGTTTTTGAATAATAGAGAGAATAAAGCAGCGTTAAGAAGTAAAAATACCGATACTAATGAATTAGGGTATAACTTTTTAGATAAGGTTAATATTAACGAATTGAAGTTATTAGTGAGAACAAGAACGGCAAGCGGTGGCTTTAAGTTCGGCTTCGGCACAGCACTAAACACGGCAACAACCCCATTCGGCTTTGCAGGTGGAGCGATTACCTACACTAATTTAATTGATGAGGATTTAGTATGATAGTGGATAAATTAAGAGAATTAATTGTTGATAATATTCAAACCCAAGTAGCAAAGGCTGATTTAGGTTTAGGAGGCAATTCTACAAATCCTACCGCAACTTCTTTAGATGTTGCTTTAGGCTTATCTACTTCACAGGCAGTATTAGTAGAATCCGAATCAAACTTAAATGTAGTTGAATTTAAAATTACTGTTTCAGGCAGCGATATTGATGGAAAAGTTATTCGTGAAGCAGGTCTTTTAACAAGCAGTAATCAATTACTGCAAAGAATTAATTTTGATGGAATTGGCCCAATAGCAACAACAGATACTCTTGAAATTTTTATTTTAGTGGAGGTTGAGTGAAATGGTAAATAATCCGAACAAATATTCCGAGATGGGAACAGGCGGCAGTTTAAACGATATTAGAGACGATGAAGATTTTCCCCATGTGGGAATTATTAAGGCTTTAGCAGATGGTTTAGGACAAAACTTTGCAGTAAGTGGTTTTAATGCTACAAATATAAGTGCTACAAGTGTAGATATTGCTGATGGAAAGATTTTCCGAGATGGAAAATTAGTCACCATTACTGGTGATACTTTGACTATATCTGCTGGTTCAGGAACAGGCAATACTTATGCTTTATTAGTTGCACCTGCTAGTGGAAATGTGACTAGGAGATTAAATACTGTTAGAGGTAAAACTCCTTCTATTACCGCAGGAGATACTATTATTGGGGTTTTAGTGCATACTGGAAGCAATCCAATGCAATTACAATATCTTACTTTGGACAAGACTGAAAACTCAGTAAGTATAGGTCAAAATAATAGTAGCACAGCATATATTGAAGAAGGAAAAATTACTGCTCCTACTGGTTCATCTGGTCAAGGAATTGATATTGTTACTACTACAACAAATAGTGATATTAGAATTACTCCTAATGGAAGCGGCAAAATCATTCTTGATGGATTAAACTGGCCTATTGCTGATGGAGGAGCAAATCAAGTTTTAAAAACAGATGGTGGAGGACAATTATCCTTTGTTGCTCAAACTTCTCTTTATTCTGATGCTAATGCTATTTCTGCCGTTGAGGGAGAAGCAACTTTGGCTTTAAGCGGTGATGTGAGTATTGCTAGTGGTAAAACTTTAACAGTTGATAGTGATTTAGAATTATCTGTTTCTTCTAACGATGTAGTTATTAAAAATACAAATCAAGATAATGACATGATTTTCAAAGTTAATGATGGCGGAGCAGATACCGAAGTTATGCGAATACTTGGTAATGCAGCGAATGTAGGAATTGGAACTGCTACCCCTGCTGAGAAATTTTCTGTTTCAGGAAATATTCGCTCAAGCGGTGATGTTATAATTGGTAATGCTTTAGACCATAATGGTACAACGGTTGGTTTTTATGGTACAACTCCTGTTGCTAGACCAAATGTAGGTAATGGTTCTTTTGCTCCCAATCCTGCTGCTTTTGGCCGACCTGCGGTAGACCCTAGCGCAAATCCTGGATTTGAGCCTAATGTAGATAATTATATGAGTATTCTTGAACAGGAAATTATGACTATTTCAACCAAGTTAAATGATTTAATTGACGCTTTGCAATTACAGGGCTTAATTCTATGATTACATAGAATTTAACTAGATTCTTGGATAGGTATTTTTTCATATGAAAATGGCACAAAAACAATTTCAGTTTTGCATATAAAGGCAAATATTCTCATTTAGGTCTATTAAATTTAAAATAAGCGAACAAAAAATCGCATTTTGGATTTTGACCAAAAAAAAAGAGAGGGAGCATACGCTCCCCCTCAATTAATCTTTTCAGACCAAATGGCTTTACAGGCTCTACATTCCCACAATTTTACTTGTTCAGTAGAACCTACATAAAACCCAAGTAATCTTCTTGCTACTGTCTTTTCTTTACAGTAGAAACATTCTTGTTTTAATCCCATATAATCACTTGCTATCTTCGCCCATTAGACGCTTCATGTATTCTTCAACGCTTTCATCGGTGATATTTGTTCCACCAAATGCAGCGAAGAAGAGAAGCATCAAAATGACGAGAAAAGCAAATAAACCAAACCATTCCCAGCCAGTCATTACCATTTCACCTCCAATTCTTTGTGTTCTCCTTTTTCTAAAGAAAAAGCCTTTACTATTCCGTTATCTTGTCCATACTTCCAAAGGTCATAAACTAATTGAGTATCTTTCATACAATACTCAACTACTTCATCATATTGACCCATCTTCCATAACTTAGGAGCATCTGCACTATCCATGAGTTTAAAATCATTCATAGTACATTTAACAAGATTTTTTAATTGAAATCTTTCACCATGCTCTTTTAACAGGATTCTTGAAGTATCAATAAATTTTTCGTCTTTGATATACTTATTGATACAATAAATATCCATTGAGTCTCTAAGAATAGGTAAATCAAAGCCTTTAATATTGTGTCCTAACAATAGGCCACCTTTTTGAAAATGTTCATCTAAGTCATATTTAAGTTCACTTAAAGATTTAACTACATGACCAGATTTAGCAAACGAATTAACAGGCTCATCAACATAAACTATCCCATTCTTTCCATCCCAAGTAGCAACGGTTGATACCTGAAACATATGAGTATTCCCGAAACCGCCAATGTCATAAGACATATTTTTGGTTTCTAAGTCAATTGCTAGAACTGACATTAAACTCACTCGCTGGTATTAGACCAAAGTTTACTAATCTTAGCGGCTTCTTTATCCACTTTAGGTTCTTCATCAACATCTGTTCTTCGCTTTAAAAAGCAAACAATTTGTGAACCAGCAACAATTAGTTGAGAACAACATTCCCATCCATCATCCCCATAAGTGTTTAATGTATCTATAATTACTTTTGGCCCTTTTGCTACTTCAAAAACTAAATATGTGTTTTCCCATTTCATTCTTCATCACTCCGTATTAACTTAACATAAGTCCTATTACTTGCACCTTTTTGTTCCTCAAACTTGTGTCTAATTACATCAAAATGCCGATATACCTGTGCTCTTGATTTTTTCGCTTTGGTTCGGACTTCTGTTAAGAGTGTTGTTTTATTGACAAAACCTTCGTCATCTTTCTTCATTTTGGCGTATATATCCATAAAGACTGATTCAAGCGAGTTTTCGGCTATGCTCTTACGCTTGGCTCGGAGGCTATCAGTTAGCCAATCCACCAATGACCTATAACATTGTCGGATGATTGTTGAGGCTTGAAGCACATGATGACCATAAACAACGAATTGTTGGTCTTTATCTCTAATTTGAGGAGCAGATGCTACACTACATAGAACAGACATCTTTAGGAGGATTTTCATTAAACGGGTAGTAAAATTACCCGCAATTTTCGTAACATGGGAAGGATAAGATTGAATATATCTTCTCATGTTTTCATATTCTAATTTAAGATTTTGATTAAATTCTGGACTATATTTTATTGTTTTAAGTGGGTCGCCACCAACTTCATTGAATCGTTCTTGAGTAAGAACATAGAGTTTGAATAAAGCCTGAGCATATTTATCAATAGGAGAATTAACATCTTCAACTGTACCTGCTTTGTCTATTTGTTCAAGACGCATTTTATGTTGAATAAACTCAGGAACATCCCATACATATAATAGCATTCTTTGAAGAACACCCTTTTCCGCCATAACATCGTTTAGGTTTGTTGGGGGGTAAGTCATAGCCAATACTGAACGCTCACAGAAACATTCCATAACCATTCCACCAAAAGAAGTTAAAGCCTTTGAAATAATCCAAGACTCTCCCGATAAGGAGTTCATTAAAGTATTGAGATATACAATTGAATTTTCTTTGTGTTGGCTTTGTTTAAAGATACCAGAATACTCAAATTCATCCCAATGAGCGAGGCCATTTCCTTCTAAAACTCCAGGCCGTCTATTATATTCAACTTCTCCATCATCATCAATTTCTTTATCATATCCACCGATTAAAACAGAATCAGTATAATCAGTCACTCCGAATGTATTGAAAATACGATTCATTGGTAAGTTGTTTCTTACAAATGGTGGGTGTTTGTTGCTATCATTAATCAATTGAAATGTTTTATTAGCAACTGGCCCAACAAAATTCCACATAGTAGATTTGCCCGTTCCGCTTGTTTGAACCCAACAAAAGTGTATTCTAGTATCTTCATGGTTTCTTCCGTTAGGGATTGTAATAAAGTCTTTTACTATTTGACCCAACAAATTAAAGAAACAAATACCAGCAGGAATATCATTGTAATGTGATACTTCAACTGCTGATTTTTGAAACTCTTGCACTACCTTTGGTAATGCTCCACTAAAAACACCGTTGTTTTCTTCTAGTATTTCCATATATTCTTCTTCATTATATTCTTCATTCATATTTTCACCTTCTCTTCTGAGTTTAATGTGGAGATTATTCTTTTGGCTAAGGTTTCTCCGATACCTTCAATGGCTTGTAATTCAAATGCTGAACACTCACCTATTTCCATAATAGAGCCATATTGTTTTATTAGTTGTTTCGCTTTTTTAATTGAAACTCCTTTAATACTGCTTAGTAAATCTAAGCGTAAATCGTCAGTTGTTAATCTTTTAAACACTTGAGGAGCAATAACATCTCTCGTCATTGGCTTCATTTTACATACTGCTGTAATAATCAAAGCGGCTTCTTCTTCTGTTTCAACCCATACTGGCTTTACATCTGTATCAAGAATAAGCCTACCAATTCCTCCCAGAAATTTAGTATTTAGCATAATACTTCTAGTTCCTATGGGCATTTTACTGGGAGAGTTTTGAATAACATTCATAATTGCTTCATCAAGACTTCCATGAATAATAACTACATTTGTTTTATAGTGTCTATCCATGTTGTCAATTTGAGTCCATAGTCTTTTTGACATGACTGAGCCTAAGAAATCTGTTGTAGACTTTGCTTCAAAACAAACATCATCATAAACATAATCTCCTATCTCAATCCAGCGTTGTTCAAACTGAACATTTAAACCTCTTGCTTTCTCCATAACCAGTTTTGCTAATTTAGATTTTTCTCTTGAGTCAATTATCAACATTATGATACCTCCAACATTTTCCTACACAATATCCATCACTAATCAATTTATCACAATGCGGAGTATTGTAGTTATTGAATACTGTAAATCTAGCGTGTTTTTTTGTTTCGTTCTTATCCCAATCCAGCCATACTGAATCGGATTCAGCAAATACTCTTTCTAATTCTTCAATTACTAACTCAAGGACTTTCATTTTCTCTTGTCCCGTTGTTAAATCACGATAGCCTGATATTAAGTCTCTATACCAAGATACTAGGTATGCTCTTGACATATGCGAAGGATTCTCCGTCATTACGGCATTATGCAAACAAGGCAACATTGGGAGTTTTCCGACTGTTTCAGGCACAGAAACCGCCCCTCCTAAAGCCTCCATAGGGGGTGCTTCGGGAAACAAGACCTCATTTTCTCCCCCTTTTTTGAAGGGGATATGGCGAGGCTTCTTAGCAATTGATAGTATTTGTTCAAGGTTAAGTGAAAGGTCATCAACTGTCAAGGGAACACAATAATAAGGATTACCGTTTTCATCGGAAGAGGACATATTAACTGTATTTGGGACTCTTCTTAATCTTGTTGTTTGTCCTACTCTTTCATCAAGAGTATTTTTTCTTCCTACTTTTATAGATAGGTTTTCTTTAACTTCACGAAAGAATGTCTGGACATTTCTCATATTATTGGTTCTTTTACCAAACAAAAATAAATGAAAACCACGACCTGAAAAGAAAAGGGTATGTAGCCAATTGTTGTTAATTACCATATTCATCACCACTTTAACATCTCTCCAAGCCAATTCCAATTCATCTTCGTGAGCATCAAAATCTAAAAATATTCTATCAATAATAACTGATGATTCTATCTTCGCTTTCTCCGAAAAATGTTGGAAATCATAGACCGTAGTATATACATTCGTCCTGTTATTTTGAGCATTAATAAAGTCAGCATATTCATTCCTCGCTAAGACTACTTTTCTTTTCATTTGAGGTGCGTTCTTTATGTGGCTTCCCGCCCATACTTCTCTCGGATATTTCATTTTTATTTCCTCCAAAATTAATTGTTGCTCCGTTGAGCAATTGTTTGATTGTTTGGGCGATTTCGCCATTTAATACTGTCATTACAGTTAGTTTAACTACATCTTCAAAATATGCACCAACATAGTCGTCTTTGATTCTTAGGTCTTGAATTAACTTAAATTTTTCAATTAATGTCATCTCCGAATAAATATCCTGAGATAATGCTGCTACTGTTTCATTAAGATTAGAAATCTCATTAAAAGTCCAATCCCTATCTAATACTTTCTTTTCAATCAATTCTTTCATTATAGCCACGCATCCTCTTGTGCCGCAGGGCAAATACCATAATAAGAACAATATTGTGAACAAGTTTGTCGCCAAAACTTAGCATCAAAATTATTCTGCTCATAAGAATGAATTAACTTTGCTATATTATCCTTTAGTGCTGTCATTGAACGCTTCTTAACTGGTTCAACAGTTATATGATTAGCGGCTGGATAATACCAACCCCAATGAGATACTTCCATATCTTTTGTTAAACCATGTTTTTCAAGCACTTCTTCGGGTGCATTCTCAATCATCAATTGATAGAAAGCCATTTCTTGACGCATAGAAGATTCTTTACCTTCTTTCCAACCGCCTGTCTTATATTCAAAGGGAATTAATTTCCCGTTCTCAATAAATACTCGGTCAATAATTCCTTGTAGTCGTACTACATAGTCTCTTTGTAGCGGGTATTTCTTACTTCCATTCTTACGCACAGTAATTTCACAATCAAACTTTCTCTCGTTAATTACTGGTAAATATTCATCTACTCTATCTTCGCTTCTTGCTTCAATAAATCGTTGTGCTTCAAATGCCGCTACTGTTAAAGAAATATCAAAGTAATCATCAACAGGCATTAGAGAGGTACAATACTCAAGAACTTCAGAATTGTTCATTTGTTCTGCTTTCTTAATATCAAACTCATTAAAGAAATCTTCACGGCTATTGTGAAGAATTGTTCCCTTTCTCATGGCTTCTGTTTGGTCTTGGGGTAGTCTTTGAATATATGAAAATACATATTTTTGTGGACACCAACCAAAAGAATTAACTAATGAAGATTTACTTATCTTCAAAATTGGTTTTGAAGGGTCATCGTAATTTTCTGGTTTCCAGTCATAAGTAAATTCTTTCATTGAGTTAATTCTCGCTTCATATTTTTCATCTTTGTTCATTGTATTTCACCACCATTCGTCAAGGCTAACCTGTATTTTTCCTGTCCGTATAGACGATATATCCCACCCCATAGCCTTGAAAATAGGGTCGGCCTTCTTGATTACTTGTTGGGAATAGAAGCCCCAATCGGGACTACAACCCTTGAAATCCTCGTAAGTTATGCCTGATAAGTATTCAACATCACGCCTTTCTTGCGTTAAAGGATGCGTATAAAAATCATTTACTCTCTTTACTTTTAAGAAGAGATAAGAGTCATCAAATTTAGCGTCTTTCTTTTCCCAAGCGTATAAAACTCCAGCAATACCCGAACCTATTGTTGGTTTCTTCCCTTCAAGAGTTCTAAATTTGTGCGTTTCTGTTGCACACTTTTCACAAACTTTATGTTTTAGTTTGATACAATCACGCAAATGATACTTCGCATTACATTCGGGGCATTTCACCATAAATCGGTTTTGCCTTAGACGGCTTCTCTTAACGATAGCAGAAATAGGAATATCTCCTTCATTAACTGATTTGAATGTTTCATACAAATACTTAGTAATTTCAGGATAACTCTTTTGTTCCACCCACATCTTGAGAGCATTCGTTTGAACTTCTTTGGCTAACTTTGTTTCACTAACTCGCTTTGCCGTAAATCCAGTCATACTGAATTTTGGTTTGTCTAACCATTCACCATCTTCCCAAGATACTAAACCTGCGTTTCTATTTTTTGTTGTTCCTACACCCAATGCTGAATAATATTTCTCAAATTCTAGCACTACTGGGTGATTATCAAGTTGCATAACATTAGGGAAATGTTCTCGCACTTTTCTTTCAATCTCCTTGATGGAGACTTGTGCCTTTTCAACAGATTCAATTTGAACATAAATTGAATCGGTGTGTCCATAAACTACTTTCATGTAATCATCTCATATAGTCAAATAGTATTCCAACAGGTTGTCCAGATAGCCTAGCCACTTCTTCTTGTAAATCACGAATACAATTTACCATTTTGATAATGTTGGTATCTTTGTTGTAAATCGCATCTAAGTCTTTTTCTAGCCCCTTAATCTTTTGTTCAAGGTTTGCTACTTTGTTTTCTAAATCTTTTATTTCTTTGCTCATAATATCACCGTTATAATTGTTATGATGGTTGCTATGTTCACGATATTTACCATCATCAATATCTTATTTGATTTTGCTATCATAGCCAGCAATTCTTCTAATAACTCATTCGTCTTGTCCATCATCATTTTCATTCACACCTTGTTCAATATCAACAATGATTGCATTTCGTTTGAGGTTATTCATCATTTGAAATATTTCTTTTACTTCTTGCATAGTAATATTCCATGTTTCTTCTGTGTCATAGGACACTTTTACTGTAATGTATTTTGTTTTCATATTTTCATCTCCTTTGCTGCAAATGCCGCTAATCTAATTGCTTCTCTTGCACTTGCTGTAATTGATGCGGCTAAATCTACATCAGCCCAACCAAATCCTTGAAAAGCAACAATGCCGTAAAAAGAGGCCATTAATCGCTTTACCGCCATTTGATTGTTATACCACTTAGCATACTCGCCATTGTCCGTTTCTCTTGCCTCTCGCATCAGTCGTTTATATTCATTTCGCAACTCCTTCAATTCAAGAACGGCTCTCGGTAGTAGTCCGAGTTTATCTGTTTTGTAATATAACATCTGCTCATGTTTTGTTTCGCTGAAGTCTCTAGGAGTTAGAATGTTTACTCCAAATTCAGTAGGGTCATTTGATTTAGTCTCCCAAGAAATATTCCTTGCAATCATCATACTAGGATATAGGCCAGCAAAATCAAAAGCGGCTACATTTAGATGTAATCCGTTTGTTCCTTCACTTAAGGGGTCATAAATCATAGCCCCCTCATATTCCTGTCTTTTATCTACTTTACTACCAGTTGGTGCTTTCCACCAAGCGTTTCGCATAAAGTAAATAGAACCCATATGGCTTGCATAAAAACAAGCATCAAATGGTGCTTTGAGTAATCTTTGTAAAGAAAGAATTGCTTCACTACAAAAGTTGATTTCATCAATTTCAACCATTAATTCTACATCAACTAAGGCATACTTTAGATATGTTTCTGTATCTTCAAGCCATGCTCTACGATAAAATTCGTTTGGGTCAGGAAACTTTTCCGATACTAATTTCTTCTTACCCAATACTTCTTGTGAAATATAATCTAAAGACATTGAAGGTAGCGTTCCTCTTTGAGAATCATTCCATTGTCTCTCAAATGCTAAATCTAAAGATAAAGTAATTCTTCCATTAATAGGTTGCTCAATAGGACTGAATCCCTTTTCAGCATACTTGAATTCATATCCATCTTTTATCTTCTTGATTCCTTTAACGAAACCAGTAGGAGACATAATGCATGGATTAATACCAACTGCACAGGCTCTTTCTAATAACTTAGGAATATCTGCAAAATGCCCGAACCATGCAATTAGCATATCGGGGTCTTTTACAATCATAGTTCGCATAAAAGACTCAAGCATTTCTTTTTCATTATCAAAAAATAAATACTCTTCTCCTTCATAATTAGGAAACCACGCCCATTGGTAATACTTTTCATCGTAATTATCATAAACAACAATAGTAGTAATCTTATCATGGTGTTCTCCACCTTGCGCCCATTCCATATCCCAATACCATTTACGCATCTTATATTCAGGCATTTCATCTAATTCATCTACACAATATCTAAAGTGAAAAGGAACATCGGCTTCATAAGTTTCACCGAACATATCCTTTGCCTTTCTAATATCATGTGAAGATTCAACATTAACCCTTTTCAATGGCTCATTATTAAGATTAACCCAGTCGCCACGAATATACTCAAACTCCCTAGAAACATATTTAGAAGGTCTATACTCAAAAGGTTCTGTACTATCTTCCTTAACATAGAAGTAAGGCCGAAAGGGAACAATTTCATGTTTCTTCTCTCCGTTTTCTCTCCAAGATTTGTATATTCTATTTCCATCATTCATTTTACTAATTATCATTATTATTCACCCTGAAATGTGAGGTGCTTTCAATAGCATTCTATCATTTGCTACGACTAACAAAGGAAAATTGTCCTTCATATAAATATTAAGCATCTGGTCTTTCTCAAAGAAAGCATAGATTGGCGAACTAAACTCCACCGTAGCAGGTTCTCCCGTAGGAAAAGCAGGAGTTATTGTTTCTTCGTATTTGTTTGTGACATTTTGTCGTGTTGAGATATTCAACACTCCTTCATTAAAATCAAACTTATACACCCCACTCTTAACTAATTCACAGGCTTTAATTGTGTCCTGCAATTGTCGTTGTGTTAGTGTAAATGCTCCTTCAAACTTTGACTTACCAAAGTTAAAAAGAATCTGTGGTTGTATTGTATAATAAACAGGGTTCAACATATTTTTAAGTCTTGAAATAGCGTCTGCATTTGGGTGATTTACAACCAAAGGTATAGATGCCTTCTTTGTTCCGCAATTAAGGAGAACAAAGTCATTAACTGAAAAATTAATATCTTCACCACTAAAATTCTTTAGATAAGGAATAACTGTTGCGCTATCAATACAAACCCTACCTTGTTGTTCAACTTCTGCGTCAATAACAAGTTTGACACAAAAGGTAGGATTACCATTCCATACTTCAATAGAAGTAGTATCGGCAACAATATACGCATAAGTCCCAAAATTAGTTGAACCAAATCCGTTATTTGTTGTTCCTCTTCCTTTTACTTGAACGCTTTCTAATGCTTTCTTTAATGTATCACTATCAATTGTAAATTTCAAATCAATCCCTCACGCAATTCGGATATTCCTTCCCAAGAAACTTTACCACTACCAACGGTTAATGTTTCCCAAGATTTACCTACTAATTCGGTGTTAGTCTTACTACTGAGTAATTCAGCCTTATAGACAACATCGTTCTTTTTGCGTGTTCTTCTTGTTGTAATAATTTGATACAGGTAATCACCCCAATTATGCCAGTTTGGTTTAGAACCAATTACTTCGCCAGTTGCGCCATAATCAGCCTTTGAATGCGTAATATAAATTTGGTCGCAATTAAGATTCTTACACATCATCAAAAGAGAATAAAATGGTGCATTTCTCTTACCCCATTCAAATTTCATCTTTTGTGGCTTTCCAATTTTTGAAGAGCCAGTTACATTTAATGTGCAACAATCAAGCCATTTATCTACACCATCAAAAACAAAAAGACAATCTTCGCCTTCTTCAATCTTTGATTTAACAAACAAAACAAAATCTTCTGAATTTGCTTCGGACTTTTGAATATCTAATTCACCATTTTTGTTTCGCACTTCAGGATTCCAAAGTGTAATCCTATCAGTCATTTCATGGTTTTGTCTCCAAGTTGGTTCGCAACCATCATCCCAATCTAAAACATAAATTTGTTTATTTGGGAAGTCAAGAGCCAAACCGCTTTTAACTGTCTTTGGTTCTCCCCAAACACCACAAATAAGACGGTTGCTACGAGCAAGTCGTCCTTCTGTTTGCTTTGCTAATTTATCTTTAAATGCAAGAACCCTTGCATTTTGCGCCATTCCTTCATCTACTGCTTTTGTATTTTTATTGCTAGTTAATCCCATGTTCTCACTTCTCCTTTCAAATCTTCTTCTTCTAGTGTTAGTTCTTTACCTTTAGATTTAGCCCAAGTAGAAAGTAATTCTTTCAAAGCACTTAAACTATCAACCATAATCTTTGCTTCTTTATCTTTCATGTGAAGCATAACTAAATACTGATTTTCGTTCTTTTCATTTATTCTGTAAGTAATAAACTCAACTTCTCCTAAATGGACAATCCAAGCCCCTTGCTTAACAGCAAAATTCCCTGCAATATAAGCAGGGAAGTAATCATTTATTGTAATCTTTTCCATATTTTTTCACCTTTTTTAAAAGTATAGGCTTCGCACCTATATGACCGTCATTAACGCCAACGGCTACACAAAAGGTGGTTTTAATCAAAACCAGTCAAAGTCCTCTTCAACTGGAACTGAAACCTCAACCGCAGAACCATGACGAATTGTGCAGTAAATACCAGCAACATTGATAGTTGTTGGTTCAACGCCTTCATCAGTTGTTCTTTGGCTTGTTCGCCCAATAACAATAACGGAAGAACCGATACCGAAATCAAGAGACAAATGCTCAGGAATCCAGCAGGTAGTAATACCCGATTCATTAGAATCATAATCCATTACTGCATTAACATCAGTTAGGTTAATGATTCTATTTCCGTTCTTTGTTGGAGTCATATTCATATTGCACACCGTTCCATCAGTAATCACGAAACGCTCTTTTGAAGGAAGTGCTTGGCGACTAATATGTGCCTTATCCATATCAATCAAAGGAACAAGATGTGATTCAAAGTTTTCACGCAAACAATCCTCAAAGTCAAAAGACGACATATCACGATAAAGTTCATTATCGGGATTCATGTCAGAATTAAGGGAAAGACTGTCCAAAGTTAATTGCTTTGCACCATAAAGGTCTGTTCCATTATCATTTGCTACGCAAAGGAAATGCACCCATTCAAAAGTATTTGGTGCAAAATCTACTCCACCTTGATTCTTGTAAGAAAAGTAATAAGGTTTCATTTCTCCTGTTCCAATAGAACCAAAGAAAATACCACTTCTTCGCATTTGTTCTGCGGGAAGAGGCTTACCGTAATTGTTGTTTTTACCACCATTCATGTAAGTTGCGGTGCTATCCAAAGGAATATAAAAACGACCATCTTCTGTTTCTTCTGCACCCGAAGGTAAAGTTGAAACAGTTTTTTCTTCGTATTCATTGTTGTGATAACGGGAAACAACCCACTTACCAAGAGCATTTTGATTTGCTACTGCAACAATTCCTTGTTCAAGAGCATTATCCGCATCACGCATATACTCTTCTTTTGCTTTCATTCTGTTCCAAGCCATCATATCTCTCGGAGCATCTAAAGAAACAAAGAAACCAAATGCCGCTTTGTAAAAAGAATCGTTGCTATTTTCCTTCTTATCCCCGCTTTCTTGTGTTCTTCGCACATTAGCAACAAAGTTTCTCCAAAGGCCACGACCAATGGGGTTTGTTGTTTCAATGTTGTTTTCAGAACAAATCTCTTCAAATTTATTCGTCGCTTCTTCAACGCTCAATCCAATGTATTGTGCGCTCTTTTCAATTTCTGCTTTCATGTTTTCATCCATATTTTCACTTCCATATTTTTTGTTTTGTTTTGTTTTTTTTTGTTTTGTTCAAATCTATGATAATTGACTTATTAACCAAGAGGCCAATACTTTAGGAGTCATAGTGGTTGAACGCCATTCGCTTTCTCCTATTGTTCTAAGAATTTTAAATTTTAAGTTGCTTTCTAAATCAGACTCAATAACTGCATCATGTAGGCCAATGCAGATTTCACGGATTGTAAATCCGTTGTGTAAGAAATCGTGTATGTTGCTTAATGCGAAGTTGTCTTTATTTATTATTTTCATTAGCAATTTTTTATATTCATTTAATCCTGCATCAATTTGCTTCTTGAGGGTGGAATTGCTCGCTTTAGCGGCTTGTAGTTCCGTAATCGCCCTCCGCATATCACCATTCATAGCGTATATAAAGGAGTGCAATTCATCTTGGGAGAATCTCGTTATTTCTTCAGCCTTGAGAATTGAAGTTAATACTTCCATAACTGCTTCATTAGAGAGAGGCTTAAAATGATAATTTGCACACCTACTTTGTAGTGCAAAAATAATTTTATTTCTATCGTTGCAGGTAATAATAAAACGAATATTATTAGCATATCGTTCCATAATACGCTTTAGTGCATTTTGAGCATCAGTTGTCATACCATCCATTTCATCAAGTAATACTATTCTAAAAGGAGCATCACCTATTGTTCCGCTTTGTGCGATATTCTTAATTGTTGTTCGCACATTTTCTAATCTTCTATCATCTGACGCATTTACTTCAACATAGTTATCTTTGAATGTTTCACCTAAGATTTCTCTTCCTATAACTAATCCTGCTCCTGTTTTACCATTTCCAGGATTTCCGTATAATAAGATATTAGGCATATTTTTTTCTTCAATCCAACCTCTTGCATCGGAAGTAAAGTGTTCTTGTCCTATTACTTCATTTAATTTCTTTGGTCTATATTTTTCTGTCCATAACATATTTATTCCTCCATAGGTTTACTCCTCTTTTATTACACCAACCTGCTTTTTCAAACATTTTTCTTCTCATAATTTGACTTACCTGTTGTGTAGTAAAGGAGGTAGTTCTTTTAGATGATTCTTTTTGTGAATCATTTTGTTTTTTAAGTCTAGTCATAATTTGACTAACTGATAATTCTTCATCACCCAATACTTCTTGTATTCTAGGTATTAAGTTTTTACTAGGCATAGTAATCCTCCAACGATGTTTGTGTGGCTACTATTGGAGTTGTTTTCTTTCTCCGTCTTTTTTCACCAATTTTAAGCAAACGACACTCGGCATTATTGAGTTTCTTTTTTGCGTGTTCTTTAAATTGTTCATCCTTTAATAAGGTAGGAAGAAGTCTTGGGTTCTTTACTCCCAGCCTTCTTGATAATTTGGGTATTTGAGAATAGGCTCTTCTTTTCGGCATATTCATTTGTCCTACGAATCCACCAGTATGTGAATAGGCTAACATCTCATAAAAATACTTTTGACTCCATCTTCTTTTAACTCTACCATCAACAAAAATTAATCTGTTAGGGTGCATATTTTCACTAAGCCATGATAGAATCTGGGTATCTGAAGGCTTATTAAAAAGCAATACTTCTGCTACCATATCTCTATTTCTTTCTTTTAGAAAGCCATAAGCCATTGAATACATATCTCGTTCTAAAGAAAAAGGACTTTCACTATTTGGTGCTATCTCTTTAATAGACTCTTCAAGAAAATTCCTTGAACCTGCCCTTTTGATTTTGCACATATCTTTAATTTCCTTTGGAACAGATTTTTGATTAATAGAAGTCAATACTACCTGTCCTTGATAATTTCTTATAATGTGCAAAATTGCAGACTTATCTGCTTTGTAATGCACATCTTCAATAACGATACCATTCTCCACAGGAAATGAACCTACATCAAAATCAATATCGTTTGCATATAGAACGATTGGTTCTTTAACGAATGTAAGAGCCTTTGTTGATTTACCTGTTCCTGTTTTTCCTGTTAGTAGTATTGTCCTATTGTCATTATTTTTACTGGTTAAACTCATATCAATCCCTTTAATTCAAATATTCTATCAAGCCCGCTTGATGTTCTATGTTTATTCTCCGATATTAAATCAACTAATTCTCTAAATACTTTCCATTCTCCTTTTGCGTCTGGTAAAACAGGTACTAGTTCTGTCAATTTATACAGGTTTTTAATACCGCCAATCTTTAAGATTGGATGCGGCCTTGTTTTACTTTCCTTTTCTTTTAGATTAGAAGAAATTTGGTGTTGTTCTAGTGAGCGTTGTATTCCTATAAGAAAGAAAAGGTCAGCCCTAAAAATAATTTTTACTCTTACCCGATAACCTATTTGAGCATCATTGGCTCTTTCAATATTAAAGTCTAATTTACCTGCGCCCAGTAAAATACCAATTAACATATCTTTACTATACATATATATCAGTCCTGCATATATTCTTTGTTTGACGGCCAATAGCCATTAGGTGCATTGTTAGTTTCTAACCAAAAGAAATGTGCTTCGGTTATACGAGAATCTCCCCTAAGTTTTGCATTTTGTTCAGCATTTCCTATCATATTAGCAATTGCTGTTTCAATCCATTCTGTTATGAAAAACCTGGCTTTGTTAGATACCTGTAAGTCTGTATTCTCTCTTATTAGTTTAGTAATACTAATTTTTGTTGTTGGCTTAGCCCTTTCATAGACAGGTTTTTCTGGAATAACCACTTTATTATCTTTAATGTAAGGACAATATTTCTGCAATATTAATTTCGGCCTCCCTTGTTCATGGATAATATTCTTTAGATGAGCATATCCCTCACTATCAATTTTAAGACACCTGTAAGTTATCGCATCAATAATTGTCATTTCGCCTTGTTGAATCATAATTCATCCCTCGCTTGTTCTAGGATTGCTTTAACCAATTCTGGAGACTTACCTTTTTCTAAGAAGTCCAGACAAGTAAGAAGAATAGCCTTTAATTTGCTATCGTATGTTTCCTTTGCCTCATCTGTTTCCAAGTCCTTTCTTAGTTGTAAAGTCTGAATAATCTTCTCATTCGTATTCTTTCGTTGATAATTAACATCTCCTGCTTTAAGCAGTAGAACTGCTCTTCTTTGATAAAGACCATCTAACCAAGATTTGTTGGTTTTCATTTTCACTTTAGTGAACCTAATTCGCTCATCAACCTGTTTAATACTCATTTTACAAATCTTTTGAGGTCGCCCAAAGAAATCGGGCATATACTTTATATTCCATACTGCGTGTTCTTCATTCATTCTAATCTCTCCACATCTTCAAGTGTATTAATGTCAATAACAAACTTATCATCACGAATACGAATACAACGAGGGAATCTAAGTCCTAAGTTATTATTTGCATCACGACTAACTAAATCAGCCTTAACTTCTAAAACAACAACAGGTGAAACAAAGAATCTCCCGTTCTCAAATGATTCTACATTACGACGAAGTGTGTTCGTTAAATGAACTAAATCGCTATCCGAAAAGCCTGTTCCGCACCATCCTACGCTGTGATAACCATTATTAGCCCTCACGCCTAATTCGTAAGTGCCGAAAACATTGGAGCGTTTTCCTTCCCCGTATTTAGCGGAAAGGATAACAACATCAAGGTTTATCTGCGGAGGTTTGTATTTAGCCCAGAAAACGGAGCGTTTTCCTGATTGATAAGGTTGGCTTGCATCTTTAACGATGATTCCTTCAAACCCTTCATTGATTGCTTCATGGTAAAAGGCCATAATATCGCCTTCGGTGATTCGGTGTGCTTGATTAGGGAGGTCTTTCATTCTCACTAACCTATCAGTATATGATAAATCCATAACTGTTTCGTTGTTAAGCATAAGACAGTCAAAAATTACCCATTCTACTTTGACTCTTTCCATAGCCTCTTGAACATTCTTTGAATGAACTCTCGTTCCCATTGTTTTATGAGGTGCAGGTGAACCATTTTCCAAGATAGGATAGATTTCGCCATCAAGAATAGCGTTTTTAACATCATAGGCTTGAACCAATTCAACAACATCAGGGAATTGCTGAGTCACAATTTTACCCTTACGATTAAAAATCATAGTTTTGTCGCCATCAATATGAATCTGATACCTGTTTCCATCGTATTTGTAATCAACAACAAAATTAGTCGGCCACTTATTCATCGGAACTTCCTTAGCAAGCATTGGTTTTACAAACTTTCCGTAAGTTAAATTACAAGGAGGGTTATTACCTGCTTCATAATACTGACAAACTACTTCAACAGAATTAAAGTTCAAATGTTTCTTTACATCTGCTTGCTTCTTATTGTAATACTTAGCAATAATCTTCGCTACTGTTCCTTCATTGATTCCGTTTCTCGGAGTTCTGAGCATATAGCGAATAAACCAGCGTCGTGCGTTTGCAGACATAGCCAAAATTGATTCTTCAATCATTGAAAACTCATTAGAATCAATCTTTCCACAGTTCATATTCAAAAGACGATGAACATATTGGACTGAAAAGTTTCGTTGCTTTTCAGCAGAAGGGTCAAGATGATAGATTGCTTCACCTAAATCATCGTGAGCATACATCAATCCATCTATTTCATCATCAAAAACATCAAAGATTTTAGCCATCCATTTCTTTGCTTTTGCTAGACCAAGATTATTTGCCTCTAACTTATCCTTATCTAAGATTTGCAATACAAGAGACGGATTACTCTTTAATGTAGTAAATCCTTCTAAATCTTTTGCTATTCTATTTACTTGCTGCGTTTGAACCATTTGGTCAGTCGCTTGCATCATTCTGCTCATGTTTTCCCATGTCATCTATAATCATCTCCTTATTTTTATTTACTTCTTTTACCAATTGTTTGAGTAATTGACTAACTCTTCCTTCGTGTTTTTCTGAATATTCCCACATAGCATTTGCTAAGTATATCCAATCACTCTTCTTCATTGTTTCCACCTTCTAGTCTTTCAAGGAGGCGTAAGAAATTCCACATTAACTGTTGAACAACTTCAACTTCTTCTTGCATTTGTTTTTCCATAAAGCGGTGCATCATATGAATAAACGACGCTTGAGTAATAGCAGGTGCTAATCGTGCAAGAGAATCATTACGGTAAATTTCCCAATAACAAACAAACGACGCTCTAGCAAAATAATTTCCATTTACAACATCATTATACCCTTCATTAAAATGGTCTAATGCCGCATCCTTTAGTTTTTTCTTCATCTCTTTAGACCAAGAATCAAATTTCTTATTGTTTGTTGTAATTAAATATATCTTATTCATTCTTTTCACCGTCCATAAATTCTCTCATAGCCTGATAAAACTTACCAAAACACAAATCAATATGTTCTTTTTGAACACGACAACCTCTTCCGCCTTTAGGTGGAACAGTCATGCTATCTTCAACATACTGAGCAAATAAATCAATAATCTTACCAGCGTTAGTTCCAAAACGAGGAACTGCACCATGTCCATATTGTCTATCTTTATTAGCACTTCTCAGGCTTTTCTTTGATTGAACTTCACTCACTCTCTTCATCTAATTCTCTCCTTAATATTTGTAATAACAATTTTGCTTCTTTGACATTCAAACGAACGCCTTTATTCGTTGGCTTGTCATTTTTATACCAACGAATATCAAGAACATCTATGTTCCAATAAGTGCCTCTTTTAATTTTACAGTCCAGTTGGGCATCACGGACTATTGTTCCTTTTACTTCTAATTCATCTGTCAATTCATCCACCCCTGTTTGAATCTATCTAACTCTTGTTTAGATGTAAAGTATCTAGGAGTATCTAATTCATCAAGACGATTGACAATCCAACAAACACCGCCAAGAGAAGATACTTGAACAACTTCGTATTGTCCATCATTCATTTCTAATACTTCAGAAGTATTAATTTCAGGAACTAAACCATATTTCTTAGTTATTTCTTTTGCTACTTCATGAATATTTTCAGCAACATACTTAATGATATGCGCCCTTTGAATTGGTATCTTAGGAGCAACATCTATTGATAGATTACCTGTCATATTACAAACAACACATTTGTTTCCTTTACAGATGGGGCATTTTACTTTTGCTTTGTGCGGAGCAGGTAAAACAACAGTTATTGCCTTTTTCTTATTCAAGATGCTCACCTTTCTTAATTATCTGCAAACACTTATTACAAAGTCCATACCTACGCAAATAATATGTTTCGGTTGATTTAAGTCTCCTTTTACATCGGGTGCAATCCATCAGCGTTTCCTCCTTTTTTCTACACTAAATGTTCCATTAATTTGTCTAATCATAATGTCCATTGAGCCATCTGCATAAACAATAGTCATTCTTACAATCTCTTTATCCATTTTTATTCCTCCACTAATACTGCAACTTCTGTTGAATAGAATAACTGTGCAATTGATAATGCCGCCAAGAAACTATTCTTTGCTACCTTTACTGGGTCATAAACTCCTGCTTTAGCAAGATTACCAAAATGACCAGTAAGAGCATTAAATCCATCATCAATGTGTTCATATTGAGGAACGGTATCATCTACTCCTCCATTACGCATAAGAGTTCTCATTGGTTCTAATAGAGCATCTCTAAACCATCTAGGTAGAGTTGGGTTTTCAAGTGATAATCTCCAATAAGCATTTCCTCCACCTACAACAATACCTTCTTCTAAGGCGGCCTTTGTTGCATGAAGGGCATCATCAAGTCTTTCTTTCTTTTCTCGCATTTCAATAGAAGATGAAGCACCAACCTTAATTGTAGCAACACCCCCTTTTAGACGAGCAACTCTTGATTTAAGTCTAGCCAATTCATGTCCTTTTAATTCATCAGCCTGTTCCTTTAGAGAAGTAATTCTTGCTTTTGTATCTCCCTCACCGCCAACAAAAGTTGTAGTTTCTTTTGTAATAACAACCTTTGCACAAGTACCTAAGTCGCTTTCTGTAAATAGTTTTGAATCATCTCTTGTTTCATCAATAAAGACCTTTCCTCCAACCAATGATTGAATATCGCCCAATTCATCAATTTGAGCATCACCAAAATTAGGGGCAAGGATTACAGCACATTCAACTGTTTTATTCATAACATTCATCAATAGGTTGTTAAGTGCTGAACCATCCATTCCTTTACACATAATTAGAAGCGGTCTGCTTTGGCTTGCTGAATATTCAAGAAGAGGCATAATATCTTTAAATTGCCTCAATCCCATATTAGACATAAAAATAACTGGGTTGTTTAATTCAACCTTTCCATTTTCTGTATTGCACATAAGATGGCTTAAATATCCTTCTTGAATCTCCATACCTTCTCGTAGAATTAATTGAGTTTGATAATTATTTGATTCTTCAACTGTGACGACACCATCTCTTCCTACTTTATCTAAAGCCGATTGAATTAATTCACCTAAGTTTTCATCATTGTTTGATGCAATAGTAGCAACATTCTTAATGTTGCTATCATCAATTTCAAGAGAAATACTATCTAACCAACCTATTGTAAAACTCTTTAGTCTTTCCATACGGTCATTAAAACGATGAACAGATTCTTTTGGTGGATTATTAAAAAGATTATTACAGAAAGCCTGTGCTAAAATACAAGCAGTTGTTGTTCCATCTCCTGAAGAATCTTGTGCTTTACTTGCTAAGTTTTGAACCAATTGAACACCCATTTGAACATAAGGGTCATCATGGGAAACATACTTTGTAATAGTTACACCGTCATTAATAATGATTGGAGGATTACCCTGAAGAATAACTGTTTTTGCTTGTGGCCCTAAAGTTGGTTTAACTGTATTAGCAACCAAATTAATTCCTTGTAGTAGTTTTTCTTTTACTTCTTTTCCATTAATAATCATTCTATCACTCCCAGTAAGTATTCTGTCTTAACAAATATTAGGTCATCATGTGTTGGTGAACGGTGTCTATCATCAAACAAAACAAACTTTCCTTCTATCTCAGGATATTTAGGACATGAAAGCACTAAGCCTTGTCCATCACTTTTAATCTGAATACCCGTAGCAGAAACAGAATTTTCTACTTCTATTATTGCATAATCTCCTATTGCTTTCATTCTTCTTCACTCCTTATTCCTCTTCTTCTCGGAAAACTAGGATGACTACTTCCTAAAGACCGAACAGCATTCCATATATTAGCCCTTTCTTCTTCATCATCAGTCATATTATACATATCTAAAGACATTTGAATTGCTTTTTGGAAATCATTTTGAGTTGTCCAGCGAGGGTGGTCTTTTAATTCATCTAACCACTTTTGAACCGCATCAAACTTTTCTTTGAGTCTTTTGACTTCTAAATCTCTTTGGGGTTTAGTATAAGCCATGTATTCCTCATAAACATCAGGATGGTTTTCTTTAAGCCAAATAAGAACTTCCTTCATTCTTCTTCACCATACCCTGCAATACGAATCCAACGCTTCTTTGACAAATCTTTTTCATCAACAAAGGTATAAACATGGGTCTTGTAAAACAACTTCAAATCTTTATCTCGTTGTGTTTTCTTAGACCATGTAATTCCTTTACCTTCACGACGCTTATTCTTATCATTAGGATGCATTTCCATATGACGCTCTCTTCGTTCCTTTACTGTCAATCTTTCTGGTATTTCTTTATTCATTTTCATTCCTCTTCATCTCCTTTTTTCTTCCAAGTTTGAATTTCCTTTTCAACATTATTTACATAAATTTCAAGTTGCTGTGGTTCTCTTTGCGACCAAAATCCATAATGACCTTCTCCGCCAAGAACATATGCAGTTTCCATCATTACTTCCCAAATACTTACTGTGCGAATATCTGTCCCACTAAAATAAGCAGCACCAAATGGATGAGTATGAATCCAACAACGAATAGGAAGAGACATACCGACTGGTGGTTCAAAAAAGTCTACATATCCTGAACTTCCAGTTGAAACAAAACAATTGTTTTTACCATCAATAACTACTTGTACTTCTAATCCTGGAAGTATTTCAGTTGAACACTCCCAAATAGTTTTATGGAACTCTAAATCATGCATAGCCACATCAAGTAATTCTTCTTTTGGGCCAGCACAAGAAGATAGTTGTTGTTCAAGCAAATGATTAAAATGATTTGTAATAATCTGTTCAACACTATTCCTATCTTCTGTTAGTTCAGAATCTTCATCAATACAACAAGGATTATTCCCGTTATAATAAATCAATTCGCCACATTTTATACATTCTTCTGCTTGTGCATTTTTACCCATCTTACTCACCTCTTAACTTCATCAACTTGGCCTTCAACTTAGCCTCTTTCTTAGCGTTCTTTCGCTCTTTCCGTAGCGTTCTACGGGATTTCTTAGGCGGTTCGCTCAACACTTGCTTGCGAGCCTTAATCAATAAAGAAGCCTCCATAAGCATAGAAATATGGTCGGGTTTTGTGCTATCAACAAGCATTTCTAAGCGACTTGCGATTGCTCCGTATGAACGATTAAAGCGATTTCTTGCTTCATCAATGGATAGTTCATAAAAATTACAAACTAGTTCAAAATCTTCTTCTTTCGTCCAACGAGGGGTATATTTCTTACCCTTGTTTCCATGAGTCGTTTTCTTCTTAGAAGTCTTTTTGGTTTTTGTTGGAGCAGTTTTTAGCGTAGTGAATTGCCGAATAATTGTTTCGGGTTTTCGCAAATTCAAAGCCAATGCTTCTTCAACTGTTTCACAATTGCGAATCATTTCCAATTCAGCCTTTGTCATTCGGCCACGCTTTGCTGGCTTTTTAATGTTATCAACAGGCTTAACTGGTTTCTGGTATAGTGAAGTCCTATTCCCAATAGTGCGATACTTTCCTGTAATAGAAAATTCGCTTCTTTTTCCTTTGAATACCTCTAGTGCTTCTTCAAGAGAAGCGCAGTTTGCGAGCAAAGCCACTTCTTCAACTGAATAGCGGCCACGCTTTAGTTTGGTTTTCTTTGGTTTTGATTTAAGCATTTGCCAGCGATTACGAATAGCCCCTTTTGTTCGGCCATTCAGGTCTAGCGCAAATGCTTCCTTTCTGCTATTACATGACATAATCATGTTATCTTCTTCTTCTGTCCATTTTACTGATTTTCTCATCATTTTCATCTCCTTTTTTATTTTTGTTGTTTGTTTAGATAATTCTTTTTCAACACTATCTTCATGTTGTATTTGTGTTATCACCATATCAATGTGATTTTCCGTTATAGTTCTTCCAAACTGTTCTTTGAATCCCATAATAATTTGCTGTGTATTGAAATTATTTGTCCAGCAATCCTGTATGAACTTTTCTTGGTCTGCTGGAAAAGCAGCAGATAAATCTATTCCAATAGTTTTTCTATATTTCAAAGAAATGTTAGTTCCGCTACGATTTATACCAAACCGATGCATCATTTGAGATGCAATACTATCCCATGTATCGCCTTTCATTCTTGCTACAACTAAAAAGGCTAATTGTTCATCATTCCATTTATTATTTTTACTCATACATTCACCACCATATAATCTCTCACTTCTTCTTCATTGAAGTATCTTTGAATCCATTGTGCGCCTAATCCTGCAATTGCGACTTGCATGAAATGAACATTACTATTTGTACCATCCCATGAATTACCTTGACAACTAAATGAACCTTCTTCACCTGCTAAAAGCATATCATACATCTTAGGGTCTGCTTTGTGCGACACAAATGCAGCGTTTCTACCTTGCGCTCGTAGGTCAAGCCATTTAAGGCTTGTGTTGTATAAGGTTCGCCTTACGCCCAAGTTATCTACGCAACAAATCACAAGGTCAAATCCTGACATTTGTTTTTGAGTTAAAATAGGGTATTTACTGAATGTAATGACTGATTTATATGAATCCATCATAACACTAGCCTTATTCTGCCCAACATGGGCTTTCTTAAAGTTTTGATAGGGTAAATTTTTTGTTTCTACGCTATCAGGGTCAGCCACATGAATGTGGTAAAGACCGACTTTATCCAAAATAGGAATTAGAAAACTTCCAATTCCACCTGCTCCAATAATTAATATTTTTCTCATATTTATTCCTCCTCAACTAAATAGGTGATTTCCACCATTACCGTTAATCTTATTTGTCATTTCTTCATCTTGATGAGTTAATACATCTTTCAATAGATTAAATCTAACTAGGAACATTTCATCCAGTTCCTTTGCTTCAAGTTTAACTAAAGTCGCTGAAGGAATTAGAACAACTCCTTCATGGCTATTTTTAATCCCAACCATATCGGAAAACATAGCATTACCTACTAGTAATTCTCCTGACATGGTATGGTATTCGTATTCATCGTTTTTTGTTTTTGTATAGTATGTTAATTTTACATGATTCATATTTATTCCTCCTTCTTCTTTTTATTCTTTCTTTGTTTTGTTTTTCTTTGGGCTTGAGTAGTTTTTCTACTCATACCTCGTTTTAGTTTCTCAATCTTCATTTGACGATTTGCATTTTGAATTGGGTCGTCTGTTTCTTTGGGAATAATTTCCATTGGTTTTGCGCCATGTTTCTTTCTTCTTGCTACACAATCAGCACACATACACCCATCCAAACTTGCTACAATAGTTCCTCTTCTTTGCATTTCGTTGATAAACTTATCAAATTCTGTTTCTTCCATATTTATTCCTCCTTAAAACGATTTACCATGCATATATTCACGGCTTTTATTGTATTCTACCTTAGCGAGAATCGCACCCGCTATATCTAAATCCTTACCAAAAGCATAATCCATGATACGAATTACTGCATCGGCTAATTCTTCTTCAAGATTAGTAAATTCAATAATCTTATTTGATGAAGGATTACCTTCTCTTAGTGCTTCTAATGCTTCACTTATTTCAGCATGAATCAAAGCCATTCTTTCACCATCATTCACTTCTTCTTTCCAGAATCCATGATTAACTGCGTTTGTATAAATCTTCTTTGCTATTCTATTCCATTCTTTTTCAAACATATCATTCACCTAATTCACTTAATTGTTTTCCTTTTACTTGGCTTGCATTTTCAAGACCAACCATTCCAAGTATTTCTTTGGTCTGTCGCCAAATAACCCAACGAGAGAACCCTGTTTTCTCGGAAAGTATTCGGTCTTTTATTTCAGTATTAACATTCATTTTAGCAGCAATCCAAATAATTGCTGCATAATATGACCTTCCTTTATTGAAGGTGTTCTTTTCCGCCTTTGCTTCAAAAAATTCTAATACTTTGAAACATTGTCTCCTAAAGACCAAATCATCTGATAACTTACTTAGAGTCTGTTCCAGTTGATATTGGGGATTTATGGGAGTGTAGTTTGCGCTATTGCGATAAACCTGATTAATTTTTCTAATCAATCTTTTGACTGTTTTTTCATTCGGTTCAAATTCAGCCATAACATCTTTCATAGGATGAGGAGTTCCATTTTCCTTTAAAGCATAGAATACTAATGCAGTTGCCCTTGCTTCTAATTGAGTCCTACCAAAGATATTCTTGGTGTTCAATTCCATATATAATTTCTCAACTCTTTCATTAAGATTGAGATGAGGCGCAACTTGCGCTAAAACCATATTACAATGCATCAAAGCCTTTTGAATGTGTTGAGGTACAACACTATTCTTTCCGAACTTATTGAATTTGTAAGAACCTTTCCCAGTTATTACTGAGCCTAGTTTGCCTTTATCTGCTGAATGCCTTAGATTCCCTGTTGTATCTAAAGAATGAACAGTTTCTTCAAATAGTTCTTGAACCAAGACTAAGCCACAATCGGCACATACTCTTTCTCCAAGAGTTTCATCAAAGTTATTTTCTGTGCAACCGCATTCATCGCAAATCATTTCCATCATTCCTATATTTATTGGGTTCAGTCTTTAAATAAGACTTAATTGTATTAACTATTTTTATTGTGTGAAAATCATTCAGTAATGCTAATGCTCTTGTTGCGAATTGGTCGCCTAATGGAGAACCATCAGCCATATTGTCAATACAAATTGGCCCACGCCATTCTGGTTCAGATAAAACAGTTCCATTTATTACCCCTTCTTCATCATGTGTGTGAGTTTCAACTGGTTGCCAAACAAAGGTAGAAACCATTTGAATACCTGATTTATATTTGTTATTAGAAAGCATCCAATCATAATCTTTTCCACGAATGTAAAGTTTCTCTAATGTTCCATTATCATCATATTCAGCAGATAGACGACCTTTGTGTTGATTTAACATATCTTCCACCAGTTCTAACGCTCTTGCATCTACAATGTCTTGCATTCTGTTTTGCATCAAAAACGCAATCATCACTTTCAGTTCAGATGCGCTCGGTTCTTTGTTCATCAGTCTAGTATATAGTCTGTTCGGGGAAAGAAACTTCCAACTGCCTCTCTTTTTTCCATGAAGATAAAAATTACAATATGAGTCTAATTGCTTAGGTGTTATTTCACCCCAAACACCATCACTAATTTCCATAGCAAGCATCTTATCATCAATCTGCACAACATTCAAACGAACATCTTGTTTGACAAAATCATGAACAAAATGATATGGCGCACGATTCTCTAAACAATACTTTACATTTTCGGGTAGGTTAAGAGTAGAATATAACGCTGATAGTAATACTGCACCTTCTTTATCAAAACACGCTTTGTATGTAATTCTAGCCAAAGCAGAACAAATGGTTGATAGACTGTATGACTTACCATTTAGATGATAACGAATACCTTCTCTTGAAAGAACAACTGGGCATTCCTCAATAAATACAACATGATGAAACATATCAGAAAATCCATGTGTTCTTGAATATCTTTTCTTTCTTGGAGAAATAAGGTTTCTCCAAAACCTTTCAAGTCCTGCTTGAATAGGGTCTTTAGCACTCCTTTCATAAGAAACAGTCTTATGAGTTGGAAAATTAAAGGTTTCACAGCGAATATTACAACTATAATGTTGCTGACTATCATTGGGTTGAGTAATTTTTAATTCCATATTATCACATCATATAAACATTTTTGTCATCATTATCACACTTATCGTGTATTTCATTCTTAATTTCATTAGGCAAGAATAATTGCCCACCGCACACCCGACAACGGGTGGCTATCTTTGTGTTCTTTCTTTTATTAAGAACATATTGGGGGTTCTTTTCTTTCATTGTTATTCCTCATTTTTATTTTTATTTCTTCCATTAATTCAGAAAGAGGACAAGGATTCTCATTGTTTTCTTTATAATATTCAATAATGTATCTTGTCTTACTATACTCTTTGTTCAAGTATTGAGTGAATCCCATATGGATTGCTTCTTCTATTTCCCAAAGACATTTCATTACAGTAGTATTTAGCCTATATATTTTTTCGCTGTCATCCATGTAAGAATCACAAACATTTATTGCTAGTCCTATTTTTTGTAGAGACTCATTACTTAAGTCTTTACATATTATTGTTATTGTTTCTAAATACTCTTCATAATTTTTGAAGAGTTTCATTTAATCACCTTAAATTTCGCAAGCCCCACCCGCACAGGCTATTTCGCCTGAAAGGTCTGTATCATCTTGTAATTCTTCAACCATAGTTAAATCAACATCTTTTAATGATTCTGTTAATTTATCGTAGGTTTCTTTATCACAGGTTTCAAACGGTGCTTGAGTATAAGTGCCTCCATCATAAGGTAATACGGATAATCCGTTGTAATAGTGGCGGTTTAACCACATCCAATCAGCAACAGGTTCCCATTCATCTTCTTTAATAGAAATAGTTGCTGATACATTGTGAGTATTTAATCCATCATTATGTCCTGCACGAACCCAACGAATACTAAAGTTCTTTACTCGTTCTAATAAATCAAATACTGATTCATGTCGGGTAATTGCTGAATCTGGTGCTTTTTGAGGAACTGAAATAACTGCCTGTTCGTGCGGATTGAAAAACTCATCCTCAACCAACTCAGGGTGATTGTTTAGAAGATAGCCGTAAATCGCTTCATTCTTTCCAACACGAAGGCGACGAATATAATATTCATCGTGATAAGCATGAATACCACTTGATGTTCCTAAAACAAGAGAAGTGGTTCCAGCAGGTTTTACACAAGTAGTTCTTGAAGCAGGTTTAATTCCAATTTGTTTGGCGACCTTTTCATTTTCTTTCTTTACTTCGTATGCGGCCATTTCTAAGTCTAAATGCTCAACTACATTAGAAGCAATACCAGTCATAGAAACACCCAACAAAGCATCTTTTTCAGTTGCTTTACGCCATACTTCCCGAAGATAATGGAAATCAGTATATCCAGCCTGTAATGTTCCTAAAAATGCTGCGGCAGATACTCTTGATTCTAAATCGGCTTGG